TCAAGGCTTTGACTTCGGAATCCCGCCGCGTGACGATGCTGCGAGCTTCTTCTTGAAGGTCTGCAGATCGAGCAAGTAGGTCTCCTGCTTCGCCAAAAAGGCCGTCGACGGTGCGGGGTCGATCGCCCGGATCTCCAGCGGAAGCGGTGTCGGCTGCGGCTTCTTCGCGATCACGGGCGGTGAAGGCCGCGAAGGCGTCGCGCAGCCCGGCAGCGAGCTGACCATTGCGGCGCTCAGCGTCAAGGCGAGCAGCAGTTTCCTGGGCGAGTACATGGGTGAGTCCTTCTTGTGCAGCCGCGTGCGCGGCCATCTTCTCGGAGGTGCGTAGAGCGTCGGTCAGCGCCACGCGCGTGCGATCGGCCTCGAGCTGCGCTGCGGAGGCGCGCTGGTCGGCCAGTTCCTTGCCGGCGGCGGCAAGCCGCAGCGTCTGCACCGCGGCGGCGCCAGCCAGGGCGACGATGACGCCCCCGACAAGGTAGACCTTCGCGGCGCTGAACCAGGCTGTCGGGCTCACGCTACGCCCTCAAGTAGCGCCTGCTGCGTTGAAAACTCTTCTGTGGCTACATGCGCCGGAAGATGCTTACCGACAACCCGGAGAACGCCGAAAAACTCGGCCGCGGGCAGGTTGTTGCGCGCAAAATTCGCGAACACCGTGGACCAAACAAAATTCCCCCTCACATAGCCCCTTGCTGGGTCGATGCGGTCCAGCGAAGGCCTCAGCGGGTGGCGAGCGATGCCCACCATGAAATCCAGGGGCAGTCCAGTCCAAAAGCACTGGCCACCCTGCCGATCCCATTGCTCACGGAGGTCAGCTACCCGGATGTCGCATGGGAGATTCAACTTTCGAGCTCTTGAGCGGGCCGTGCTGCAGTAGGTTGAAAATGGATTGCGACTGCGTTCCCAGCCACCGATGCCACCGGCCTGCTTGAATGCCTGGCGCATCTGCTTCGCTCGAGCCTTAGTGCGCCGGGAGTTCTCCACTTTTCGGGCGGCCTCGCGTTGTCGGGAACAGGCGACGCAGGCTCGATGCCTAAAAAGCCTGTACCTAACCGACATGCCTGTGCCCTCATGTTCGTGGCCGTGCCTGCACAACTTGCCGAGGAAGTGCTTCTCCTGGTCGAAGCGGATCGTGCTGGGCTGCTCTGCTGCACCATTCATACCTGCGCCGCCGTCCCCCGCGCGGTCCGGTAAGCCGATGCCAAGCGCCCGGCGTAATCGTGAAGATGCTGTGAGGCGCCGTTGTAGAACTCGGCGAACGGCGTCCAGTTGCCGGTGGCCACGGCCGACTTCAACGCCTTCCAGCCACGCCCGCCGCGGTCGTGCTGGACGAACTCGACGAACGCGCGCAGGTGCGCGGGCTCGCCGGCGTACATGGCGTTGATGAAGTCCTGCAGCGAGGCGAAGCCGGCCGCCGCAAAGTTCTCCCCCATGATCTGGAAGCCGCCCCAGCTCGCGCTCATGAGCGCGGCGCTGCGCGACAGCTCGACAGCCTTCTGCAGGCGCGCATGCTCGCGCTCGTTGCGCTGGTCGACGTCCTTGCCCTTCGCATAGTGCTCGCGGGTCCAACGGGGGAAGCTCAAGGTCGGCGCCACCTTGTCGAACTTGCCGCCGGTGAGGCGGTGGAAGACGTGGCCCTCGAAAAGGATCCGCGGGAAGCCCTGGGCATCGAAGCTGCCGGTCGGCGTCTCGACCTCGAGCACTGCCTTCACTGCGGCCAACGGAACGCCAAGCTCCGCGGCGGCCGCAGCCAGGTGCTCAGGGGTGATCTTCTCGCGGGCGGTCATGGCTTTCTCCGTTGTTGCCAGAGCTTCAGCAGCGACGCTGCGCCGTACACGGCACAGCCGAGCACGAGCAACAGGTGCGCCCTGGGCGCGCTGCCTTGCGTGGCGATGAGGTGGGCCACCTCAGTGGCGCCCCCGACAGCGATGAGGGCAAGGCCTATGCACTGCGGGATGGTGTCGTGGAAGGATGGGGCCAGCGTGGCGAGGACAGCGAGAGCCACCAAGACCGAGACGGCGACGAGGTAGATCGATGTCATGTCACGCCTTCCACTTGCGAGCAAGCCACTCACGCAGGTCGCTCGCGATTTGCTTGGCGTCCATCAGCTGGATCACCTCGTAGGCCTTGGCAACTAGCGCCATGCCAAAGAGGCCGACGAGGTAGCCGACAAGGCCTTCGTTGTTCGGGGTGTCGAGCCACGACGACAGTGGCGTCGAAGCGAAGTACGAGAGCGCGGCGCCGCCGGCAGCCATCGTGAGCTTCTCCGGCCAGGTGCCCTTGAGGAAGCGGGTCGAGGTGAGCGCCCCTGCCACACCGGCTACGAGCTTTGCGATGCTGATGTCGCTGAGTTGTTCGGGCGGCATTCGCGGTTCCATGTTGCTTTTCGGCGCGACGTGCCCCGATGCCGCGCATACTGGGAACGCGGGGGTGCGCATGCAATCCCCCGCCCCATGACGCTACGCTGTGAGCGCGACGACCTCGGCGTCGGTGAGCCGCTGCGGAAAGTACCTCACGTCCCGAATGTGGATGCACGGTTGATTGCCGCCCGAAGCGGTGCAGCCAAGGCCCAGGAACGTGACAGGCGGCACGCCGTTGGGCGCGGCCTTCTTGAGCGGCTCGCCGTTGCACCCGAGTCGCATGCCGTCCGAGCCATAGCTGAGCGAAGCCTTGAAAACTGCGCCGGCCGGCATCATCGTCGACGTGTTGAGCCCGCTCCCGCCGACGTTGCAGTAGCCGTAGACGGCGCCTGACGTCTGAAACCCCACACCGGTGCGGTTGCCGAGGGTGGTGTCCCCGAACTCCAGCAGGTTCCGGGTGGCGGTTTCCGGGGTGGTCGGCACGCGCATCTGCATGGCGACGGTGCCCTCGGCCGGGTTGAACCAGCCCTTCTTCGCGTCGATCCGCACGGTGTCGGTGCTGCGCGTGTGCGCTCCCGAGGTGTGCGTATCTGCTACGCGCGTGGTCGCGGCCGAGGTCGACGTGTCGGCGGCCCTGGTCACCGTCGCCGTCGTTGTCGGGATGTAGCTCGAAACGAGCGGCGCCTGCTCCAACTGCAGCGCCGTGATCTTGAAGCCGCGGTTCTGGTTCTGGCCGTATCGGTAGACCCCGGTGTGTGCGGAGGTGATGGTCGCGGGAGAGGTGAAGCTGCCTGACACTCGCCAGCGCGCACCGCCCAGGTGCTGCACCGAGTAGGTGTTGGTCGCGTATCCGCTGTTGGCCAGGACCAGGACGAAGGAATTCCCTGGAACTGAGGTGCTTCCACCGAACACAGGTGGCTGCCCGTCGTCCATCTCGACGATGACGGAGAGCGTGTACACCGTCGAGGTCGAGAGCGCGACGGCCGGAAGCTTGGCCGCATAGATCGTCGTCGAGCCGCCCGCAGGGAACTGAATGGCGCCCGCGAATCCGCTCATCGTCGCGGCGGTGACCCCGCTCCTGGTCGACGCATCGGTGACTCCGTTCCTGAACTCGCTTTCCGTGAAGAGGTTGCTGGTAGAGCCTTCGAGCAACAGCCAGGGCGCGACGGTCAGGTCCGCTGGGTTGTAGGTCATTCGCGCTTCGCCCGCAGCGGCCACTTTCAGGGCGCCGGTCGCGTCGAAATACGTCCCGATGGAGGTGCGGCTAGTGAACGTCTCGGTGCTCGGGATGTAGCTGGTGGCATAGGCGCCGGCTTCGAGCTGCGCGCCCCAGACCTGGAACGCACCGCCGTCCGGGCCGCCCCCGGTGAATCCGACGTAGCAAGAAAGGGTGTGGCCGACGGTGATACCGGTCTGCGTGTAGGTGCACCTGTACCAACCGTTGCCGACCGGGCGCATCTCCCAGCCTGCGCCAACGATGGTTGGCCCGGGCAAATGAAGATTTACAGTCGCGGTGACGTAGTTGACGCCCGTCGAGTTGTTGCGCAGGAGCAGTGAGATCCCCCACGAGCGCGACACATTTTTGACGAAGACCGAGAAGGTCATCGTCGTCGCAGTCGCCGCCGCCGCAGTGGAATTCACGAACGGGCCAGTTGCCGCGCCTGACACCTGGACTGCGCGAAGAGTCCCATCTGGCGCCAGCTTTCCAGTCTCCCGCGACGCCCCAGGGGCGCCCCAGGGAGCGAGATGCATGTCACCGCTTTTCTGCAGGAGGTTGGTGCTCGCCCCTTCCAGCAGCAGCACAGGGGCCAGCGACAGGTCTGAAGGCTCGTAATTCAAGCGTGCCGCCCCCGCCGCGGCCGTACGCATGATTCCGTTCGCGTCGTAGTAGCAGCCGATCGACGTCCGCCCTGTGAATGTCTCCAGACTCGGGATGTGGCTGGTGGCGAACGGCCCCTCCTCCAGCTGGACGCCCCACACGAGGAGGCCATTGACGCCATCGATTGCGCCAGTGGAAATGGCCTTCGGGTAGATTCTCAGATCTGCCACCGTGGAGGCGTCCGACGTGACCGTCCCTTCAAGGCGCTGCCAGCCGTTCCCCGCGTCCACGAGCTTCCAGGAAGCTGCTGAAAATCCGCCGAACAAGGTCGCCGTCACGCTCTTCGTGTCGAGGTTGAAATCGAGGTTGACGCGGTCCGAGGCTGAGGCGCCAGTGAGCATGAAGACGCCAGTCATGTGGCCGGCCGGCTTGAGATACGCAGAGCAGGTGTACTGGACCGCCGAAGCGGACTTCGTGACCGTGCGATTTACGAACGGCGTGCCGCTCGTTGCACCCACACCAAGGACGAGTCTGCAGGCGTCGTATCGCCCGTTGGGTGCGAGCGCGGCCTCAGGCACGACCGAGACAAGCGACACCCTGCTCCAGAGCTCGAGCCGCGATGCGTAGCCGATCTGGTTCGTTCTCCCGGGCTCGATCAGCAGGCCCTTCGCGGCCTTCGTGATCGGGTCGTGATCGAAGCGCGGCGTGGCGCTCGGTTGGACCCAGCCCTGGGCGTTGACGCACGTACCCGCGCCGGCCCCGGAAAAGGTGAACAGCTGGGCGAAGGTCTTCTCTGTGAGGGTGGTCGTCATGGTGCTTCTTGTTCTTCTTCTGCGGGAGCTGGCTCGACGGGGGGCCAGCCAACCGTGATGTCGTAGGCCTCAGCCGCCTCCGGCGTCGCCAGCAAGTTGATGGCTTCGTGGTGAGCGCGTTCCGCACTGAAACACGCCTGGACATGCAGAGCAATCCCCCGGGCCACCGTCTTGAGTTCCTCGACGTTTAGGAGGACCCAGCCGCTGTCCGCTTTGAAGTCCACCGCTTCGATGCCGGCAGCCGTCGCATTGACGATCACCGAGGTGATGCGGTCCTGGTCAGCCTTCCCCGTCAGCACACGCACACCCCCCGGCAAGGTGATACCTCCCGTCTCTACTTCCCAGCGTCGCGCCGTCGCCCGCTCGCGCAGGCCCTGGCGCCGGTCTTCCATCGAACGCGGATCCACCCACGCATGCGAGTCCCAGTCGAAGACGTGGTTCTCGCACGGCGCCGCGCCCATTGGAACGGGCGCGAAGGTGACCGGATCCACGTAATGCCCATCGGGAATGGTGGCGATCAGGATCCCTTCGTGGTCCCCGGCGCTTTGCGCCGCGCAGGCGGCCTCGCTCGGTGCGGTGCCACGGGCGATAACGCGGCCGGTAGTCTTGTCGAATGCGGTGTATGCGGGCATGAAGGCCTCTCCTTATCGTTGGCAGCTGAGCGCGAAGATGGACGTGTTCGAACCACCGAACGCGCCGACCGCGGTGATCCAGTGGCTGCCCGGGGCAAGGTCCACGACCACCGACCCGGATACCGTCGATCCCGGTAAGCCGCCGCCGAGCCAGTGGGCATTGCCGTCAATCTGGATCTGCAGAAAGCCGCCGCCGCCGCCGCCCGCACCAGGCGGGATGAAGCTCGATGCGGTGACGTAGGTCGTGACCCACTGCCCGTTGTTATCTGGAACCCAGTGCGTGATGCCGGCCGACGGGCCACTTTCATGCCTGGCCGTCGGGGTCGTGATCGATCGCCCCCGGATGTTGAGCGCGCCGATGACGTCGATCTGGTTGATCGTCAAGCCGTTGTGGTTCAGGTTGAAGCCCGGCCCCCACAGGTGGAACTGCGCGAAGTTGTTCGCCTCGTGGTGCATCACGAGACCGCAACCGGCGAGGTTGAAGTCGACGAACATGCTCCCGTTCGGGTGTTGGGCCAGGATCCACCCCCACTCTCCGTCACGCCACTTGTTCCTGCTTCGGATGTAGCCCCAGTCGTTGCCGGCCATGTTGCCGTTGATGGAAATCTGGCCGGCGTAGACGTAGTTGAGCTTGGAGATCGTCGCGGAGAGCTGCTCCACGTCGAGCGAACGCGCCTTGATCGACCCGTCGATGTACATGTTCCCGTCGATGCCGATCGAGCTGACGCCGTCGATGTTGCCGATGGTGAACGGGTACTTGACGGTGCCGCCGGCACCTGGCTGGGCGACGGCGAACTTGTCGACCAGCATCACGAGGCTGGACGTGGTGCCGTTGTTGTCAAGGATCATGCCGGCAGTGCGACCATTGGCATCCACGTTGAGACGCCAGGTCGCCTTCACGGTGCCGTCGAGAGAGGCGATCGCGGAGGCGTTCGTCGAGATCGACGCGGTGTGGCCGTTGACGGTCGCGGTGAGATTGGTCAGCGACGTGGCCTGGCTTGTGATCGTGCCTTCGGCGGCCGTGACGCGGGTGGTGAGCGCAGTCACGGCGCTGGCGTTTGCCTTCGAGGTCTCCATTCCGGTGAGCCGCAGGCTGTCGGTGACGTCCTCGAAGCGGAATCCCTGGATCTCGGTGTAGCCGGTCGTACCGCTGATGTGGTTGAGCGCGAAGCCCGGGCTGACGGAGGTGTCGCCAAAGGCGCTGCCGAGCTGCTGAAGCGAGAGCAAAACCCAGGTGTTCTCAGTCAGGCTCGCGAGCGGAATCGATGCGTTGCCGTACGCGCCAGTGTTGTTGCGCCACCAGTTCCAGTAGTGGGCCCCATTCGCGCCGACCCGGCGGAACCATGCGGAGATTCGGTAGGTGCGTGTGGGGTCGATCACCACCTTGGACTTGCTGTAGTTCCAGAACGTCCCCCCACCTGCCTGCGAGCGGCACACGGTAGTCCCGACTTTGCCATCGTTCACCGTCACGAACCGCGGAGCCAGATCCTGGTTGTAGTGGCTGCGCCATGCAGCCACGTTCGCCATCGACTCATCCGCGGTCAAGCTCGCCTGCGAGTCGGCGCGCCCCAGCTCAAGGCTGCTGTTGAGGTTCGTGATCGCGGTGCCATGCGACGAGAGCGTGCCCTCCGCGCTCGAGACGCGAGTTGTGAGCGCGTTCAGAGCCGTGTTGGTGGCCCGGCTCGGCAGGCCGTCCGTCGTGCTGTTTACGGTCGATGCGAGCGCGGTGATCGCGTTCGCATTCGCTGTGTCTGCCGTGGCGCGCGCGGTCTGCTCTGCAAGGATGGCGGCGTCGGTCGTCGTCTTGTTGCCGATCACCGTGGCCGCGAGCTGCTGGCGGGCCGTGACTTCCGCCTCGTCGGCAGTGATCCGCGCCACGCGCTCCTCGAAGAGCAGGCCGCTGGCCAGCGTCGGGCCGGTGGGCTTCTCCCACGCCTTGAACTGCTTCCCAACGAAGCTCACGTCCACCGAAGGGCCGATCACCGTGTCCAGGCTGCCCGACATCGCCGGGACACCGGTCAGGGCGACCGACAGGCCCTGCCGCTGGGTGGCTTCAGCGCTGTCCGCTGTTGCTCGCGCGTTTGCCTCGGTCTGCAGGGCCGCAGCGCCGGACGTCGCGTTGTTCGTGACGGTTGTTTGCAGCGCTGTGATGGCGTTGGCATTCGCGGTGTCTGCCGTTGCGCGCAGGGTCTGCTCACTCAGCATCGCAGCGTCGGCGGCGGACTTGTTGTTGGTGACCGTCGTCGCAAGCGCCTGGCGTGCGGTGATCTCCGCGTTGTCTGCGGTGATCCGAGCCTGGCGCTCACTGTAGATCAGGCCCGAGGTCACCGCACCTACGTCGGTGCCCGTGTAGGCGCCGCGGATCTGCGTCTGCAGCGCCTCGCGCGCCGTCACCTCGGCGGAGTCGGCAGTTGCTCGAGCCGTCTGCTCAGCGGTCAGCGCCGCGTTGACCGTGGCGAGGTTGTTGGCAACTGTAGCGGCCAGAGCCTCGCGCGCAGTGACTTCTGCCGCATCCGCGCTGGCGCGGACGGTCTGCTCAGCCAGCAGGGCTGCGTCCGAGTTCGTCTTGTTCGTCGCAACGGTGGCCGCGAGCTGCTGCCGCGCAGTGACCTCCGCTGCGTCGGCGCTCACGCGAGCGTTGCGCTCGGATGCAAGCAGGCCAGAGGACAGGGCCGCGATGTCGTTCCCGGTGTAGCCGCCCCGCAGCTGAGTGGCGAGGTTCTCGCGTGCGGTCACCTCCGCGGAGTCGGCGTTCGCCCGCGCGGCGATCTCAGCCGAGAGCGCTGCATTCGAGGCGCCGGGGGAAGGTCGCCCGATGGCAAGCCAGTCGATCTCGAAGTAGTCGGTGGCCGTCTGTGCTGTGGACAGGTCGATGCGGACCTGGTCGATGGCGACATCCCAGCCGGGGTTGACTGTCACCATGCCGATGCCGGCGGCGTCGTACGTCGGCTCGGTCATGGCGATGCTGCGGCCCGCCACGAATCCCGCGTCCGCGGCCGCACGCCAAAAGATGGTGCCAGCCCAGGCGGGGGCGCCGACCTTCCGGATGCGCAGCCGGACCTGGCTGTAGGTCGTTCCGTTCGAGGCAATTCCCGTTGGCGAGGTGACGTACGGGTCAGTGGCGTGGTCTGCCGGTCGCAGCCAGCCTGCCGCCGCGGTAGGCGCGCCGTTGCCGGCCCACCCCTCGAGGCCCGAGTCGAAGTACCAGATTTTTGCCGGGTCGAATTGCTCGCCGACGCCAGCCGAGATCAGCGTGATCTGCTGGGCCAGCGCCTCGTCGCTCGTGGCGCGTGCGCTGCGCTCCTGGAAGATCAGCCCGCTGACGACCTGGGACAGATCCGAGCCGGTGTAGCCGCCGGTCATCTGGGCCTGCAGCGTCTCGCGGGCCGACACCTCGGCGGCGTCGGACGTGATGCGCGCCTGGCGCTCTTCGGCGATCAACCCGCTACCCAGCTGCGTCAGCGTCAGCGGCTCCCAGGTCCGGTAGCTCGGCGCCGTGAAGCTGAGGTTCAGCGAAGGACCATCCACGTACGAAATGTCCGCCGCGATGTCCTTCGTCCCAAGCAGGGCGGCTGTCAGCGACTCGCGCGTGCGGGCCTCAGCGGCGTCAGCGGTGCTCCGCGTCGACGCTTCGTTGGCGATCGCGGCGGTCAGCGTGGCGTCGGCAGCCAGGAGCTGAGTGGCCAGTTGCTGGCGCGCTGTCGCCTCGGCCGCATCCCCGGTCGCGCGCGCTGTCGCCTCCGTTTGCACGGCTGCGTTGGTCGCTCCCAGCGAAGCGTTCAGCGTCGTGATCTGCGAAGACAAGGCCTCGTCTGCTTGTTGCCGTGTCGTCGCTTCTGCGGTGATCGCCGCGGTGCGATTGTTCGTCTCCGCAAGAAGTGCGGCCGCTCGCGTATTCGCCTCCGCGATGATCGCGTCCGCGCGGGTCGTCGCTTCCGCGAGCACTGCTGCGTGGCGGTCGGTCACCTCTTGCGCGAGCGCGGCGATGCGCGCTGCGGACTCTGCGGTGATCGAGTTGGTGACCTGGGTGATCTGCTGCGATCGCGTCTGCGCCTCAGTGTTCAGCGCCGTCGCCCTCGCCGATGCCTCTGCGCTGATCGCAGTGGTTCGCGCCTGCGCCTCCGCAGCGATCGCCGTCACTCGCTCCTGAACCTCGTTGGCGATGGCCTGCCCCGTCGTCGCGTCGACTTGCTTGAGCTCTTCGATCTGCTCGTCCAGGCCCTCCTGCAGCTCCTCGAGCGCTTCATCGATCCCCGGCAGCACGGTGAGCTGCACGTACCCGGGTGCGCCGGCGTTGCCGCCGGCGTCCACGGCGCGCACCCAGTACAGGTAGTTGCCGGGTACTTCGGTGTGCGTCAGCCTGCGGTCCGTGGGGCGCGCGATCTCCACCGAGTCGGCGAGAGTGGGCCCGCGGCTCACGAGGTAGAAGGAGATCGGCTGGGAGGTGGCGCAATCCTGCCAGGCGAGATCGATCTCGTTGCGCCACACGGCGCCGGTGACGAGCGGCTGCAGCGGCGCGAGGATCTCAATGGTTGCTGAGACCGGCACCGACCACTCGTTCGTCGTGCTGCTGTGCGACGCCCACACTCGTGCTGTGCCGGCCTGGAGCCAGCCGAGCGCCGCGCTCGTTGCCTTGCCCGAGAACACCTCAGTGGCGAGTTCCCACGTCGGGCCGATGCGCACGCTGGTCGTGTTCCAGTCGAGAAGGTCAAGGCCTGCCGGTTGCTGCCAGGTCGCCAGCACGCCGGTCGGCGTCATCGAGAGCGTCAGGCCGGCAACATCCTCCGGGAACTCGCTCTTGCCGGTGACGGTGTGCGTCACGGTGACCCAGTTGCTGCTCACGTACGGCGTCTGGAAGCGCACGCGGACCTGATACTCGTCCCTGACGGCCAGACCGAGGATGTAGGTCTCCACGGCTTCGCCGGGCAGATCCATGGTCTGCCACTCGCCGACCGGCACGACCGTGCGGTACTGCACCCGAACCGAGCCGCCCATCCGGACGGCCGGCGAGTTGGACTGCCCCCAGCTGACGCGCACCCGCACGACGGCCGTGCTCCCCTGGAGCACGAGCTCGTCCGGGCCCGAGCGCACCGCGAGGTCGAACGGCGCGTCCGGGACGATCAGCGGGCTCGGCAGGTTCGTGTTGGGTGCTGGGTCCGCCTTCGACTCGTCCGCCAAGTCGTAGAAGCTCGCCTCGTCTTCGATGACCTGAAAGGTCAAAGGCGAGGTGGCCGAGTATGTCCACTCCTGGATGCGGAACGGCTTGTTGGTGAAGCCGTAGAGAAGGCTCGACAGCGTGATGCGATCGCCCGGCTGCAAGTGCCACGCCGACATTTTCGGGTTGATCTGCAGAATGAAGCCGCCGCGACTCTGCTCTACCAGGGTCCGTGCGATCTGGTGGGTGCGCGCGTGCGAAGCCGTGAAGGTCAGCGCCAGGTCAAGGAACTTGTCCTTGGCGTCCGCCGCGCGGAACACTGCGTTCTGGTACGGCGTGTAGTCTTCCGTGACGCCGTTGCGCGCCTGGTTTACGTAGCTGCCGCGCGCGCCGTTGTAGCGCTGCGTGCCGGGGTTGCAGGTCTGCACCACGGACACCGGGCCAAGGAGATCCGCATCGGTGAGGGCCATGACGGGCGTGGTCCACGCACCAGCGAGGATCCGCCACACGCCGCCGGACTCGAGGCTGTAGCCGGCCATCGAGTCTTCGATCTGCTGGCGCGTCGTGTCGCGGTCCTGGTCGGTCCGGAACATGCCGTCACAGGTGTAGAGACGGACGTCGTTGCCGAAGGTCGGTGCATCGGCCCAGGCCTCTGGACCGTAGGCGACCTGGTCGCAGGCGTTGGCTGCAGCGATGAGCGCGTTGTCATCGATCTGCTCTGGCAGCGCCATGTACCCGGCCTCGGACCGGATGAAGTCGGCAAGGCAGATTGCGGGGTTGCGCGTGTACGCGACGGCGCCTGTGCGAGGGTCGAAGCAGCGCTTGCCCTTGACCTTCGCGGTGAATGCCGGCAGCCCGCCCTGGAACCGCTCGAGCAGTAGGTTGATCGTGATCACCAAGTAGGTGAACCCGGTCAGCTTGTGGTTCTCCGTCCAGAGGGCCGGCTGCGCACCCATCAGGATCGGGTCAGCGAAGTCCACGCCGCCCCGGCAGAGGTGCTTGCTGACGTGCACGGCGCTGCCGGGGCCGTCCACGCGGATCGTCACGTTGCCGGTGAGGCCCAACTGCGCCTGGCTGCCCAGCAGGACGAACCCGACGTTGCCGACCTGGCCAGGCACGGAAAGCCTATTGCCAAGCGTCAGCGAGACGTTCGCGCCGTTGCCGTTCTTGATCGAGACGATTTGCGGGCTGTAGAACTGCCCGTCGGCGCTGGTGTTGACCAGCGCTGCATAGATGGTGTCGGTCTGCTGGTCTTCGCTGTTGTAGACGGGGTACGCCTTGACCTCGAACGCATACGTGATGTCCCGAGGAATGCCGTACTCGAGCTGGTACGACGGGTTCTGCGACGTCCCGTACTCGTTGAGCTGAAGACTCTCGCCGTCGATTAGCACGTCGTCGACCGACTCGCACTCGTGCGCCGCAAGCACCATCACGATGTGCTTGAACTGCGCCTTGTCGCCGCTGGTGATCACCGCCTTAATCGAGCCACCGATTGGCGCCGGCTGACCGTAGACGATTGGCCACGCATCGTCCCCAGCAATGATCGAGGTCGTCCGGTCCTGCAGGTTGGCCACGTCCTGCTGGAACTTTCGTTCCGCGGCCCGGCGCGCCTGCTTCTTCGCCTGCATGGAGCCGTAGACGCTAGAGGCGACCGAAGCCACCGTGACCACTGCGCTGATGATGGCGCCATAGGAGATGGCTGCACCGGCCGCGGTGGTGAACGCGGTGGAAGCAAGGAACGTGGTGATCGGCTCAGCGCCTGCGCTCAGGCACAGGGTGGCAAGAGTTGCGAAGGCGAACGCGCCGCGGATCAGACGCGCCATGCAGCGACTCCTTGGGTAAGCGGGAGAAACTCGAGTTGCTCGTTGCCCGGGCACACGATGTGCGAGCCGGTGCAGATGCCGAAGCTGTAGCCGGAGACGCGGCCGATCTTTCCGCCACTCAGCGCAAGAACCACGTCGCCCCGTTGAGCCATCTGGCCTGGCAGGAAGGGGCCGAGGCGCTGCGACCCGATCTGCACGAATCCGCCGGCGCGGCGCACCAGGCGAAGCGACGCGAGCAGATTCTTGCGGCCGAGGGGCGCCGTCGGCAGGCGCAGATCCGCAAGCGGGTCCTTGCCGGTTTTCGCTAGGACCCAGTCGGCCGCGATGTGCGCGCAGTCGTGCTGGAAGTATTCGAAGCGCGTGTTGCGGCGCTCGGCGATGAAGGCGTCGAGATCGGGTTTCATCGGCCTTGCGCTGCCTTCACGGTCGCGAGGTGCTGCAGATTGGCCTGCAGCCATTTGCTGACCCACACAGCAGGGTTGCCGATGATCCCGGTGAGGTACTCGAAGCCGCGCTCCGTCGGGTACCGTGCGGCGTGCTGCGCGTGGTTCATGCGAAGGCCGGCCGGGTTAGCGCGCATGTCGTACGACGCCGTGCGGCAGTCCATCTTGATCGAGGCCATTGGCCCATCACGCTCGATCTTCAGCTGGTCCATCACGCCGGCGAACCTCAACACTGGCGCTCCGCTGATCTGCAGCGTCTGGGCGTTCAGTAGCGCTACCCAGACCCGGGCGGGGCGATCCTGGTAGTCGGAGGGATCACCTAGCGCGAGAGCTCGGGTTCCGACATCCACAGCCGAGAGCGCGAGGGTGATCTTTTCGGCTGCGCCGTCCTCGCTCTCGTGCATTTCCCCGATAGAGCCCAGGTTTCCCATGCCCTGCCAGGTCTGACCCATCACGTCGATGGTCAATGGCCAGTTGGTGTATCGGACAGTGCCTTGCCTGAGCCGAAGTTCGACGAGCGCAAGCTGCCCGTAGGAATCAGCTCCTGCGGCAGCTTGGAAGCCGGAATTGGTGAGAAGGGACATGTCCAGATCTGCGGTTGGGGTCCGCGGATACTGGAAGCCGGGTGCGGGGGAGGAAATCCCCCACCATATGGTTCAGAACCAGTGCTCCATGAGCTCGATGCTGAAGCCGCCCTGCACTGCCCCCTCGCTCGACCAGCTGCCGACCTGCTCGACACGCCGCATCAAGCAGGTCGGCTTGTCCCACACCACCGCGCCCCCTGCCTGCACGCCCACCCGAAGAACAGGCTCGAACTTCACTGTGATCACCCCATTCGAGGCGACAGTGGCGTCCTCTTGGAGGTGCAGCAGCTGGCGGTTCGAACCGCCCTGATTCACGCCGATCCAGTCGCCAAGGCGCAGGGTCCGACCGACTTGACCGGCACCCGCCTGGATCTGCAGCGTCGACGCGCCGTCCGGCGCCGCCGTTGCAGCCGTGAGGCTGCCGCGCACGGTCCCGCGCGGCGCGGGGTTCAGCACGTCGGAGATGGCCAGGAAGTTGACCCGCCCTTTCAACGAGAGCACGAGCGCGCGCCAGGACGCAGCCTGATCCCGATCAAGCATGTCGTTTGACAGCAGGCTGCAGGTCCAGCGCGCCGGGCCGTTCACCGCAACCTGCGACGCGCCAGCGTCGCCGCCGGAGAACTCGAGATCGAAATTCTGCTGACCGAACTGCTGCTTCTTGAAAAGGATGCTCTCGGGCAGGGTGATGATCGTCATGAGGGGAGCACCTTCATTCGCTTCAGGGTTTCGGTGTAGTGCTTCTGGCTCTCTGCCACGACGCGCTGGACGTCCTGGATGACCGCTGCGCGGTCGCTGCGCGAGTCGACCTGGATCGACGTTTGTGGCGAGAACACGATGGACGGGCCGCTGGCGGCGCTCACCCGGCCGGCCGGGTTGCTGGTCAGCGACGGGCCGGACGTGAGCGGCACGAAGCCGCCGTCCGCGTACTGATTCAAACTGTTCAGGAAGCCGAGGCCCAGCTTGTTGGTCGACTCCTTGTTGATCACGAACTCGCCGCCATGCACAACGCCTTTGGGCTCGTACTTGCCGCCCGCGCCGGTGAACCCGCCGTCCGCGAAGCCCAGGAAGCCGGTGACGACGTTCCAGAGCGCTCCCCAACCGGAGCCCCCGCCTCCGGAGGCCGGCGCCCCGCTCGCGCCCGTCTTGGTGGTCGGCACGATTGCGTTCTTGATCGAGTTCATCAAGTCGTTCGCCATGCCCTTGACGGCCTTGTCCAGGAACGCGTCGTAGAAGGCGTCAACCAGCGCGCCGGTCACGGTCTTTTGGAGCGTCTTGCCGAAGTCAGCCATTGCGGTCAGGTCTCCTGACAGGCCGGCGGTCAGGCCCTCCTTGATCGAGCCCTCCATACTGCTGGAGAGCCGCTGCGTGGATGCCTCCCACTTCTTCCCGTCGAAAGCATCTCCCGCGGCGCGCGCAATCACCGGGCGCGCAGCGCTGACGGTGGAATTCTTCGAGTCGATGTAGGCCTGCAGACGGTCGCGCACGGCCGCCGTTTCTGAATTGGTGCCGGCGTCCTTGAAAACTCCTGCAGCCGTGAGGTCGCGCATCGTCTCGCGCGAGGCCGCGAGCTTGCGCTCCTGCTCGCCGAGGATGCGCAGGATCTCCGCCTGGACGAACTGCTCGCGCTCGCTCAGTTCAAGGCCTGAGCCCTTCAGCTGCAGCTTGGCCATTTCCTGGCGCAGGCGCTCGCCCTCGTGCGCGCTCTCCTTGTCCGCGTTCCTCAGGAGTTCGGAGGCGGGCTTGAGCCTCTCGGTCAGCGCGTCCTCGGTCTTCTCCTTTTGCTCAGCGAGGAGCTTTGCGACCCGCTGCTCGGCCTTGAGGTAGTTTTGGGTCTGGACCTGGATCTCATTGGCAAGCGCGTCGTCGGTGTCCGCCTTGCCTGCCTTCTTCTGCGCGGCCGACTTCTGCGCAAGGTCGGCCAGCGCAACCTTGATGGCGTTGCGCTCGGATTCAGCCAGGTTGATGCGTACGGTCGCTTGCTCCTGCTGCGACTGCGTGAGCTTCTCCTGGTACGACTCATAGCTCAGGACGCCGCGGTCGTAGCTCTGTCGGAGCGCGTTCTCGCGTGCCTTGGCCTCCGTATCCGTCTGCTCCGCCAGCAGCCGGTGCCGGCGGAGATCAGGTCGAGGCGCTTCTTCTCGTTCTTGTAGTCTTCGTCGGCCGCGCGCCGGGCCGCCGACCCGCCCCGACTCTTCTCGGGGATCGAGTACGCCTTCGTGCCAGTCGACAGAGCATTGGCCGGCACCGCTGTCGGTTCGAACGTCGACTTGTACTGCCGCTCGAGCGCAATCAGTTCGATGTTCTTGTCGTGGGCACCGAGCAAGCGCGACTGCGCGTCATCGTAGGCCCTCTTCGCCTTCGCGTAGTCGTTGCCCTCACGTAGCATGATCGCAGGCTTGCCGGCGGCCTGGTCGGCCAGGATCTTGTCTCGCGCCGCCGCGGCAGTCTTCAAGTTCGCCTCCGCCCCGTCGCGCGCGGCGCGCAGAGCGGAAATACCGGCCGCCGGAGCAGTGCCGTCGGCGCGAGCTTTCTCGGCGATCAGCTCCCGAACCTTGCGAATCTGCTGGTCAAGGTTCGTGATGTAGGCGTTGCCCTGGGAGATGGCCGCGTTGGTGCCGCTCGGGTCCTTGAGCTTGTCGTACAGTTGGCCGAGCGCGCCGACGAATTCCGGAAGGATGAGCAGCTTGCTCACCCAGCCGTAAACCGTCCCAAGTGCTCCGGCGGCCCCCACGCCCAGGTTCGCCAGCTCACCGAAGCCTCGCACCAGGCCATTCAGCCCCTGCTGGAACCCCTCCGACGCGATGATCTGGCTGATGCCCTGGAGAGCCTGCCGGAACTCCGAGGATCCGCTGGAACCGGCTTCTGCCAGGGCGTTGGTGAATGCCGCCTTGAGGCGGTCCATGTCGCCCTGGACGGAGTCCAGCAGCTGCTCGTTCGCGGTAGCCGTGAAGCCAGACGCCTGCTCGAGCTTGGACTTGATGTCGTTCAGCGACTCGTCCGTCAGGCCAAGGATCGCGCCAAGGGCTTTCTCGCCCCGGTTGTTCGTCAGCCGGTTGAGCACGAACGCCTGGCTCTTCGGGTCCAGCACCTCAAGGCTCTTGCGAAGCTCCGGGATGAACCGCTCGAAGAAGTCCTTGCGCGATTGGTCCAGCGGGTCCCAGAGCGTGATGCCCAGGTCCTTGGCAATGCGCTTCGCGTCGCCGCCGTGCGGACTGCCGAGTTCGCGGAACAAGTTGGCCGTCGCGGTACCAGCAGCCGAGCCGGTGATGTTGCGCTTGGCCATCGCGACCAGGATGGTGGAGACTTCCTCGATCTTCAGCCCGTATTGTTGGGCGATCGTTGAAGCCTGCTTCATCGACTCCGACATCTTTGCGACGCTGGTGTTGGAGATCGCGCCGGCTTTCGCCATCACGTCGCCTACCCGGCCCATGTCCGACATCTGCAGGCCGAACGCGTGCACCTGGCCCGTCAGCGTCTCGGTCGCCTCGGCAACGCCGAGCTCGCCCACGCGGGCGGTATTCAGTACGGCCGGCAGTGCGCTCAGCGCTTCCTGCGCGGTCAGGCCCGACTGAGCAAGGAGTCGCAGCCCCTTGGCCGCCTCAACCGGATCGAAGCCTGCCTTGACCGCGGTATCGCCAGTCTGGGTGCGCATGGCCTTCTCGGTCACCCCGGCTCCGCCCTCCTCCAGTGCGCGCACGAATTTGATCTGGTACTCGAGGTCCTTGTAGGCCCGGATCGATTCCTTCACGGCCGTTGCCGTGAAGAACGTGGTTGTCAGAGGGATCAGCGCCCCATAGGTCAGGAACAGCGCGTTCGAGGCGCCGGCAAGGCCTCTCATTGCCGAGTGCATGTCGCGGGTGCTGCCCATGCCGCGCTGCATGCTCGTGTGAAGCGTGTCCTGCGATCCCTTTAGGCGATCAAGATCCCTGGAGGCGGCAACAGCGGCTGAGCCGTAGCGCGCGACGGCGTCTGCCTCGGCCATCCCCAGTTGCATGGCAGAAGCCACGCGCGTGGCGCGCGACAACTGCCCCGTCTGGCTTGCGGCCGCGAACGCTGCGTTCTTGTCGATCAGGCCGTTGCGCGATGCCGCGGCCTTGGCTGCCTCCACCTGCTCCGATCGTATGTAGGACATCCGCATGCGGAACGTTCTGTTGGCGTCGAGCTGCTCCTGCGCGGCTTGGCGCTCCTTCTCCCGGGCCTCCGTCTTGTAGAAGGTCTGTCGAAACCTGAACGTGCGCGCGGAGTCGGCGGCCTCCTCGGCAGCCTGCTTTCGCAGCTCGACCTGCTCCGACTTGTAGAAGTTCTGCCGAAATGCGAACGTGCGCGCGGCGTCTGCCGTCTCCGCCGCTGCCGCCTTCCGCCGCTGCACCTCTTCGGATTTGAGGTAGTTGCTCCGCATGGCGTACGTGAGCTTGGACGAGTCCACACTCATCTTCTCGAGTTCAGCCCGGGCCTTGGCCGCCTGGCTGATCTGCGCCTGCGTGCGGGCGCCGCTCTCGGCCATGAGCTTCCTGGCTTCAGCCAGCACGCTGTCCGCGGACTCGATGCCCTTGCCGCCGACGCTTGCGGACAGGCCGCTCGGCAGCACCAGGCGCGGCGCTGCCACGCGAACCTTGGCGCGCGACACCTCCTCTTCCATGCTTTCCGCGAACTGCTTGCCCACAGCCGCGCCGGCCGCCTTCGCCTTGCCCTTCGCCTGAGCTCCGGCCTTCTCGACGGCAGACGTCACGCCGGTGACGAACTTCTGCATGTCGCTCGAGGTCGCGGCTGCAAGGCTCTTCAGGTTGGTGACGAGGCCCCGCGTTTCCTTGTTGAGGCGGGACAGGCTGGCCTGGTCAAGCTGCTCCACCGCCACTTGGAGTTGCTTGAGCGCGTCGAGCGCAGGCTTCGCCGCCGCTTGAAGGGGCGAGCCGTCTAGTCCGATCTTGATGTCGTCTGCCATGGCCTCGATCAGCTCTTGTTGTTGTTCTTGCCGCCCTTGCCGGGCGAGCTGCTCGAGGGGTTCTTGTCGGCCCAATGGCCGAGGTACACCTGATCAAGCAGTTGGATCAGGCGCAGATACTTGGACCTCTCCGCGGGGGAAGCAATCCCCTGGAATGACACGTAGGCCCAGATCTCGGCAAGAGAGATCGGGTTTGGGGCCGCTGCACCGAAGGTGCGCGCCGCGTGAAGTGCGTAGAAGGCGTCCGCGAATGGGACGTCTGTGACCCTGAGCTTGGGCCGGCTGAGGAGCGCCGCCGGCTTCACACCTGTCCTGCGCGCGCGCTCCTCAAGAACCTTGGCGTGGGCTGACCATTTCAGCTGCCACGCCAAGTGCGCGCTTAGGCGTTTCCCAGGTCCTTTTCGACCTTGACCTTGAAGGCCTCGAAGTTGTCAGCAAACCCGGAGATCTTCCTGCGGAACTCCTTCACGCCGAGCAGGGTGCGCGCGTTCTCCGTCGAATACGGGATGGGCGGGCCCTGGAACTCGAGGCCTTCCCAGCCCAGCAGGATGGTGGATGCCATCACGTCGATGAACACCTTCTCGGCGGCCTGCTCGTCTTCCTTCGTGGTGCCCTGCAGGTCGATGCCCGAAGCCTCGAGCTTCTTTCGGAGCATGTGCACGTAGTTCTCGTTGCCAGAGCGTGCGACGAGCACTTTGGCCGTCTTGCTCAGCGGGAACCAGGCGCCCTCGATTTCCTTCTTCTCGTCGGTGGCGAAAGTGTTGAAGATGTCCATTTTGTTTTTCTTTTTGCGGGAGGTGAAAAGCCTAGCAGGGCCTGAGGTCCTTGGGGCAGCTCGAAGGCTGCCCCAGCGGATTGGTTACGCGGCAAGGGCGCGCGTGATGCGGATGCCACGCTGCGTTGCTGCGTCATAGAAGGCGTCGAACGGGAGATCCAGCATCACGTCGTCGTCATTGCCGCCGGGGTTCAGACCGCCGTCACGGAACTTGACCTTGTCGAGCTCGATGAGATAGCCGTTGCCAGCTGCGTCGCAGAAACCCACGGTGAGGCTGGTCCGCTCGCCGTCCAGCCACTTCTTGTAGTAGGTGGTGTCCTGAAAGTACACCTGCATCGAGCCGGAAATCTCGAACTCGCCCAGGCCGACGCCTGCGTTGCCGAACACACCCACCGCCTTCTGGCCGCGCGCGTTGTTGTTGAGGCTCAGGGATAGGCTCTTGATGAACGAGCCGTTGGCAAGCAGGTTCGCGCCGCCCTCGTAGACCGTGCCCACGTCCGTGACGGCGTTCATCACCTCGTGCGCCTTCGATGCGACCGGCACGCCCGGCAGGTAGCTCGCGCCGTCTCGGGCGTCGTGGCTCGAGCCGATGAAGCCGAACGAGCCGGTGATGATTGAGCCCACCTCGACGTTCAGCTCCAGGGTGTTGGGCTCCATGCCGGTGTAGAGCATGCGCGAGCCGACATCCGTGAGCGAGTGCTCGAAGGAGAAGGTCTTGCGGGCGGGGCCGTTGACGATGATCGACTGGCTGATTGCGGAGCCCGCAAGGTCCGCCGCCAGGAGGCCAGGCGCGACGATCGGGGTCGCGGCGTCCACGGCAAGGTTCGTGGTGGTCGAGCCCACGCCGACCTTGAACCAGGCGTCCGCGAAGTACGCTTTCACCGCGGCGCTGGCTGTAGGGCCCGGGACGACCTTGAACCAGCTGCCTACAGCCAGCGAGGTGAATGCCGAGGAGCCGGTGGGGGCGACAGCCGCCTTGATGGAATTGGCAGTGGTCTGGAGCGCGAACGCGGCGCCCAGTCCGGCGGTGCCGAAGTGGACGAATGTGCCGCCGACGATGGCCTCGAGGAAGGGGTCGTACTCGGCTGCCGACAGCTCGAAGTTGAACCCGCCATCGACGTTCTGGTCCACACGGGTGTTGCCCGTGGACATCCGATTCGCATTGACCTCGCTCGACTTGGTGGTCTCGATCGAGGCTTTCATGGTGGGCTCCACCATGCGCAGGTTGATGGCGTTGCCGGCGACGGGGACTTGGCCCCGCACGGTCTCGGGGATAAAGCGCAGTTGGCCAAACGACCCAGAAGCAAAAGGCATGGTGTGCTCCGCGAAATTCTTGTTCTTGTGCGGAGCAGACTAGGAAGGGGATTCCCAAAACGGAATCCCCCGGTACATCACGCGTCGTCGAGCGTGAACGGCGTGATCAGGCCGACCTTGTGCCAGCCATTGACGACGGTCGGGATCGTGCGCTGCGGCATGTACAGCGTGGCCGAGCCAAGGCGCCGCCCGCGTAGCAGCTCCTTGATCGCATCGAGCACCTGGTCAGGAAGCGCGGTGCCCTCTCCTTCCCGGTGGTACACGTTCGTTGCGAAGACCCCAGTGTGGCGCCCGCGCGGCCGCCCGCCGACCGTCACGAATTTCGCGCCATACCAACGGATGGTGCAGTCGATCCAGAGCGGACCGACAGTGCTTTCATCGGCCATTGGGCCGTTCTCGTAGAAGGCCTGGACGTCCGGGAACGCGTCAGCGAGCCAGGTCGCAAGCGTCTCTTGTGCGTCTTTGCGGAATTGTTCGGTGGCCACGGTGCTCCTAAAAGTTCGAGTCGATTCCGCCGATCGGAGTGGTTCCGTCTGCGAGCAGCCCTTCGGCGATCAGCACGGCGCTCTCCATCGCGGTCTCGTACGGTTGGTTCTCTGCGCGCAGCTTGGTCATCCAGTACCCTTTTTCCTGCAGGTCCGCGAGATAGGCCGCGCTCGACTTCCCTCCGTCGGTGTCCCCGCGGGTGGCGTTGGTGATGTAGACCTTGTCGCCTCGCTTGAGCCGGCGCAGCACGAACTTCGCGCGGTCAAGGGCCTCCGACGCCCACTTCATGTCGCCGCGCTCGCGCGCGAGCTTGTTGTTCACGTAGCCGGAACCCGTGAGCTCGAGCTCGTCGCCCATCCCAGAGTCGAACGAGAGATCCGGCGAATTGATGCCGAGATTCCAATTGGCGACCGCCCGGCCGGAGTACTGCGGAGTCTGAAGAACGATTCGCTCGAAGATCTGCCACACGACACGGCGGAACAACGCCACCGGCGCATCCTCTACGCGAGCGATCGCCGCCACGATGTCGCGGCTGACGGCGGCCCTGTTCTTCACCATCCCCATGTCAGCCCCTACGGACGTGAACGGCGACCGCACCCTCGATCGGGTTGACGGCCAGCACGCTCAGCGACATGCCGGCGAAGGCAATCTTCGAGGACGTGTCCACCACGGTGCCGTCCGGCAGCGCAAGCGTGAAGTCGCCCTCTTGGTGCCGCGCCTCCAGCTGCGCGTCGTAGCGAAATAGGCTCTGCCACCTCACGCGCAGAGCGGCGGCGGTCGCCGAGACGCCCGGTGAATAGGCGCCGGCGCCCGGGTTGTAGGTACGGGCCTGGATCGTGGCGTTGACGGGTTCGGTCTGGTCAAGCCGTACCGCAGTCGCGCCCACGTAGTCCGAGGGGAGTCGACGGACCGAGGTCGTGATGTAGGCGACGCCCGCGCGCCAGAGGATCTGCTGCGGCTTGAGCTCTGTGCCGAGCGGCAGGATCACTTCGAACACGTTGGCCACGTCGGACGACTCCTCCTCCTGCTTGGCATCCTTCGTCCACGAGGCAAAGCCGTAGGCGGTCGCCGCGGGCGCGCTGGCCAGGAACTGGGTGATGGTGCCGAGGTTGAACTGCCCGTCTGCCGACTGGAGAACGTACTTGACCCGGTGCGCCTCATCGAGTCCGTCGATCGAGGGCTCGCCGGCCACGACATACACGGCGCCGAAGACGCGGATGCAGCGGTGCGATGGGATCTCCACGCCAGGAGCGACGGACAGCACGCGCCGATACGCGACCATCGCGTCGCGCTTGCTGTCGTCGTAGGGATCGATCTGCGCCAGGAACAGCGGGACGCCGGAGTAGGCATCGAAGACCTCCGTCCGGTCGAAGTACGAAGACGCGGCGGCAAGGGTCATCATGGCGGCTACCCCGTGACCGGGTCGTATGAGCGCGTGGCGGCGATGAAGGCGAGCGGCGTGCGGGCTGCGGCCGCGGGCGTCTGCGCCAGCTCACCGAGAGATGTGATGAGGCTCGCGCGCGACGCCAGGTACATGGCTTCGATCCGCGAGAGCGTCTCCTTGTAGGGTGCGTCTGCAAAGCGGGAAACGGATGCTTTCCCGTCGCCCACGTCTTTGGGCATGATGCTGGCCAAGGACACGCCGACCTGGCGCGCGCTGGCATAAGCGCTGAAGAGCTTCGTTGCATCGAGCACAGCCTGCTCCGCTTCCGACCTGTCGCCCGTCGGCTTGCCGGAGATTGCAGAAAAAGAGGCAGGCAATGACGGCGCGACCTTGTTCAGCTCGCGCACCAGTCCGATCGCGTAGATCGGCAGGTTCAGGACTGCATCGGGAAGCTCGATCGCGTTCACCCCGAGGGTCGCGCGAACCTCCGCGTTTTCACAGTAAGGCGTCAGTGCCATGCCAAAAGCTCCCGCAAAGGATCAGGACTCGCTGGGCGCGATGGCCAGCTTGCCAGCGTCAAGCTGGAGGGAAAGGAACGCGTCGATCTCGGCTGTCACGGGCGCAGCGCCGAACATGTCGCCGGTGTGCAGGTGTTGGAGCGGGCCGTGGACGGACACGAGCTCGACAACGTCGCCGATCTTCCAGGCATGTGCCTTGGCAAGGGGTTCGGCTGCAGGTGCTTCGGGCGTGGCGCCCTGATTTGCCTCTGCGGCAGCAGGGGCTTGTTCAGTTTCCTTCACGGCCAAGGCAGCGAGCGTGTGCAGGGGCAGCGTCTCGCTTTGCCCTGCGTCGGCGGTATCCTGTGACACGCGCGCCGGCCGCTCTTCGAAGTGAAGGGAGTTGTCGGGCGCCGGCGGGGTGGCGGCTGCCCCCTCTTCCAGCGCGGATGTGATTTCGGCGACGGGCGCTGCGGGCGCGGCGGCGGGCGCAGAGTTGAGCGTGAGGGTGTTCTTCCGGGACATGGGGGACTCCTGTTGCGGATGGAGAAAGGCGCCGGCCAGCGAACCGACCGGCGCCCTACTGCTGGGTCTGCGCTGCTTAGGTGAGCGTCAGGACCTCGAACGCTTCGTCGAACAGGCGATACAGGAGCTCGCCCTTGTCGACACGCATCGCCGTGGAGCGCTTGAGCACGAACTGCTCGATGGCGCTGTACTCCGCGGTGAGCGACTTGACGCGGTGCACGGCGTAGCGCGTGTCCATGCCCATGATCGTGCCGGCCGGCCAGTTCACGTCGTTCGTCAAGAAGATCTTGACGGTCGAGGTCCAGCTCGGGTTCACCACCTGCATCAGCGTGTCGATGCGCGGGCTGTTCGGGTTGTCGTTCTGGTTGGTCGGCTTGCCCACCCGGTTCTCGATTGCCATCGCTCCGGCAAGGTCGGTCACCACCAGGTCGATGGTCCGCTTGTGCGCGTTGCGCGCCAGCCACTTGATCCAGGCGGTCTGGGTCAGCTTGCCGGCGGTCGCGTCCGCGTCGAGCGTGCTGGCCGCGACGACCTTGCCGGCGATCGAGGAAAGCGCGGCGATGGCGTAGTCGGTGTCGCCGTTCAGGAACGACAGGATGTAGGCATAGGCCTTCTCGTTCGACTCGACCGCTGCCTGGCGACCGACCGCAAGGCCCACCAGGTCAAGCGTGGTACTGCGCTGCGCCTGCTCGGAGATCTCCATGCCGATCGCCCAGCTGGGGATCTTGCGGGCCACGTCCGACGCGGTGATCGTCAGCATGGACTGCGGCAGCGCGAGCTGGCCGACGGGCGCGCTGCGGGCCGCTTCCGGGTTGCTGAAGTTCAGCACCGGGCGCTCGAACTTGTCGCTGGCGATGCTGTCGTCCACAGCGATCATCATGTCCAGCCCGGCGACGCTGGTCTTCAGGTCGGTGGCCAGCTTGTCCTCGATCACGCCCAGGATCACGGCCGGGAAGAGGATGCGCGAGGCTGGCACGCCTTCCTTGGTGATGGCCGCAGCGTCCTGCTTCGGGTTCAGCACTTCGCCCACGGTCGAGGGACGGATGCCGAATTCCTTGTTGCCCTTGACGAAGATGCCGGTCTGCTCGCACAGCTGCTCGAACGGGCTGCCGTGCTTGGCCGCGTCGGTCGGGAACTGCGTCGCGAGGTACTGCGGCACGGTCTGGCCCGCGTCTGCAGCTTCCTTGTACGTGTGGAGGCCGAGGTCGATCGCCTGGTTCTTGCCCTGCGCGTCGATGAAAACGAGTTCTTTGCCCACTTTTTTCTCCTTGTTCTGTGGGTTGGTGATCAGACGCGTTCGATGACCGCGACTTGGCCGACGGCGCCGGTGCCCTTGAGGGCGACGACGCGCCAGAGGAACGTGAGCTCCCCCTTTGCGGCGGTCGCCTTGCAGACGCGCGGGTGGCCCGGCAGCTTCGTGCCGCGCGCGGTCACAGTGCCCGCCACGACGAAGTCGTTGACGGCGATGGCACCCACGCCGGGGGTGGCCTGCAGGCCGTCCAGCGTGACGGTCTTGCGGCCCGTCTCTTGGATCGTGCCGAGCTTGAAGCCGTCGTACAGCGCCCCGCCGGCCTCATCGGCCGTGACCAGGAAGCCTTCGATCTCGTCGCCGGCGGCGCACAGGCCGTACTGGCTGTCGCCCTTCAGCTTGACGAACTTGTTGACGTCGGCGTCGGACAGCGGGTTGGCTGCGCCGGCGCCGTCCGCGACACGAACGGTCTTGTTCGTGTCGTACGGGCGGATCAGCTCGTTGAGTTGGAACTTCGCCATGGTTTTTCTCCTTAGTTGGGGCGAGTGGCTGCGATGCGGGCCATGCGCGTCGGGTCGGCCGACGCGCGATTGCCCTCCTTGTCGGACGGCGCACCCGCGGAAACCGCGGCCACACCACCCGCCTTGAACTTCTTCTCGAACTGCTCACGCAGCGAGCTGTGCGCGGCAAGCAGCTCGGCGTCGCTCATCGAGTCGGCGGCGCCACCCGAGTGGCCGAGCGCCACGCGCAGCTGATTGACTGCGGCGACCGTGATGACACGCATCGAGGCGAGTGAAGCCTTCATGTCATCGCTCGCGGCCTTCGCGTCGCGCGCTTCCACGGTGAGGTCGGTGACCTTGGCCTGCGCCGCGACCAGCTGGCCCTGCAGATAGCTCACCACCGCGTCGTTCGAAGGCGCAGCGGCAGCAGCCGCGGGGTCACCCGCGGGAGCGGCTGCAGCGGCCTGAGCGCCGGCACCTTCACCGGCCGCAGCGGGGTCGCCGCCTTCGGCAGCGGGAGCGGCGCCGGTGGCGCCGGTGGCATCGGCGCTCGCGGCTGCGGCGCCTTCGGCTGCAGCAGCGCCTTGGGCGATGGCAGCGATTTGGGCTTCGGTGAGTGCGTTTTTCAAGGTGGTTCCTTCTGGATGCGCGCCATACTGGGAAGGCTTCATTTCGGAGGCAATCCCACCCCTAATGTTTTCCTTCGGCTTGGCCTTCTCGGCCTTGCCGATCACGGAGTCGAACGTTCCGACGGCGTCGACCAAGCCTGCTTCCTTGGCGCGCTCGCCTGGGAAAACGCGGCCCTGAGCCATCTTTGTGTCAGCCACCTGGTAAGCGACGCCGCGCTTGTCGGCGACGTGCTGCACGAACAAGCCGTAGCTGTGGTCGACGCTCGCCTGGAGCTCTTCTTTGGCAAGCTCGCTGAGCGGCTCGTAGGGGTTGCCGAGGGCCTTGTACTTGCCCGCGCGGATGACGGTCGGCGTGATGCCAACCTTCTTCATCATTTCGCTCATCTCCTGGTGGACGATGAGGACGCCGACCGATCCGGCCTCGGCCGACTTGGAGATCGTGATGTGGCGCGCGCTGACGCCGAGGGCGTAGGCGGCGGACATCATTGCGCTGTCGCTGAACGCGGTGACCGGCTTGAGCTTCTTGTCGATGCTCGCGATCAGGTCGGCCGTGTCGAACATGCCCGACACCGCGCCGCCGCCTGAGGCGATGTCCAGGACGATCGACTTGATCGTCTGGTCGTTGGCGGCATGGACAAGCGCCTGGCGGATCTCCGGGTAGCCGGTGAAGCCGAGGTACTCGTTGATCCAGCTCGAGCTGTTGTTCAGCGGGCCAGCGATGCGGATGGTCGCGACGCCGTCTGCCACGCGCAGCAGGCGCGGCATGTCATCGGCGGCCTGGCCGTTCGGGGCGTACGCGCCCTGCTGCGGTCGCTTGCCGCCGTTGGCCATGATCTCGCTGAACGAGGCGTCCATCGCCAGTTTGCGCAGCTGCAGCAGGTAGCCGGCGAGCGACTCCTCGGTGCCGGCCCAGAGCTTCAGGTCGAAAAGGTCCATGGGGGATTGCCCTTCTTGTTGTTGTCAGTCCAGTATGTGGGCATGAAACGCACACATCTATTTCTTCCGGAACCGGTTCTCGCGCAGCTGCGCTCCCTCTCACAAATGCAAGACGTATCGGTCGCCGAGATCGTTCGAAAGGCCGTTGAGGAGTACCTCAAAACGCAGCCGTAGCTAGTTCGCGTAAGTCCGAAAAACACCCGCAAAGAGGTTGGAATGGAAGAAGAAGTTTGGAGGTCGGTCGTCGGCTTCGAAGGCCTATACGAGGTATCAGACCAGGGTCGCGTGAGATCGTTGAACCGAATCGCTGCCGCAGGCCGTGGCGGTCCGAGGACGTACAAGGGGAAAGTGCTCGCCGGTTTCGTCACCGACAATGGGTATCGCGGCTTCCACTTGTACAAGAACACGCGAGCGACCTCCGTCCTCGCGCACAGACTGGTGGCCACCGCTTTCGTAAGCGCAGCCCGCGTTGACCAAATCGAGGTCAACCACAAGAACCATGACAGGCTCGACAACCGCACGCAAAACCTCGAGTGGTGCACGCGCCAAGAGAACATGGACCATGCGAGTGCCGGAGGTCGCGTCGTTGCTGCCACTGATCCAACAACGAACCCTTTAGTGTGGAAAAAACTGAGCCTGGAGATCGCGATTGTTGCGGTAAAGGACATCCAAAACAGGGTGCGGACCAAGGCGCAGGTCGCCGCCGATCTCGGTGTCGGTCGCTCCACCGTAACTCGGCTGTGGAAGTCGCGGGAACGGTACTTAACGGCCGACATCATTTGACCCGCTTCACCGCCGGAGCCTTATTTTTGGAGTTGTCCGGCTCTTTGCCTTTGTTGCTCTTGGGTGCATCCGAAGTCAAGCTCTGGTTGAGTGCGCCGGTCGTGCTCTCGGGCGCAGCGGTCGGATCGGCCGCGCCGGCCTTGAAGAAGGTGCCGCTGAGCTTCTGCGCTCCAGCCGGCGGCAGATGGCCTGTGAGCTTGATCGAGGCCTCTTCGTCCGAAATCAAGCCGATGGAGAGTTGTTCGAGCACGCGGGATTGCTTCATCGCGCGGAAGGCCTCGAGCTCGCTGTCGGGCCGCAGGTCCACGCGGTCGAAGCCGAAGACGACGTAGACGTCGTGACCGAGCAGGCGCACGCCCAGAGTGAGCGCGCGCGAGATGATCGAGTTGACCTTGTTCTGTACGCCCTCGCAATATCGCGCAAACAGGGCACTTTCGGTCGATGCCACGTTCTGCGAGCCCGATCCGTGACCGAGCACGGCCGGCGGAGCCTTGGCGCCCGTGGCCATCTTGGCGTTGTTGATCGCCTGAATGACCTCGTACTCCTTGTTCAGCGTGACGTTCCCGTTGTTCAGGTAGTCGAATTCAACCGAGTCGAAGTGCACCAGCGCGTCGTCGGGCTCGAGCCCGTTGACGGTGTCCGAGACTGCCTGGATGAAGGCGTCTGTCCACTCCTGCATCTTCTCGGCATCGCCAGTGATCTCCGGCGGCATCGAGTCCCTGAACTTCTCGAAGTCAATCTTCGCGTCCAGGCGCGGATGCAGAGACCTTTTGATAACACGGCGCACGTCGTTCTGGAATTCCGTGTCGGCAAGCACCGCTTGCAGCGCGGCCTCCATTGGCGAGTCGGAATAGGCCTGCAGCAGGTCCTGGTCCAGCGCCTCGTAGAAGAACGTCGGGATGTCCAGCGGGATGTCGCCGACGGTCGCCTTCTGCACCGGGTAGGTGTAGCCGGTGGCGTCCTCCATGAACTCGATCTGCGTCGTGGAGACGGGCACAAGTCGGTTCGGCAGGCGGGCCTTGTCGAGCACCAGCTCGAGCGAGCACGAGCCGTACAGGCGCAGCTCCTTCGTCAGCGACTCGGCCACCGAGTGCACGGAGGAGACGCCGCTGAAGCCGTCGACATAGTCGGTCAGGTAGTTAAAGCGTGCGAGCAGCTGTTGCACCGCGGCCGTCGCCTCCGGGTTCGGCGTGCCGTCTTCGTTGCGCGCCACCGCAGTGAAGTCGCGCGTGACGACCATGCGCTGGTAGGCCCAGACGCTCGCCGACAGGTCGGGAGACACCTGGGCCAGGTCGTGGATCGTCGACTTGGTGCTCGTGCCATTGCGCAGCGTGAGCAGGTCGAGGTTGGCCGTGCGCCGGTCGGTCGCCGTCAGGCGCTGGTCGCCGTTGGAGGTTCGCGAGCGCTTCGAGAAGCTCTGCTGCGCCTGCGGCTTTGTCGGAACCTTCGGCTCAACGATCGGCGGCAGCTGGCCGGCGCCAATCTTCTCGAGCGTGGGCTCGGCGCGCGTGGCGGCCGGCGCGCGCGAGGCGCGTCCGAACATGCCGGAGACGATTTTATTGAGGCCGAAACGCATGGGCGGCAGACTGGGGGCCTGCCGCCAGGAATGGAATCCCCCGGTGGATAAGCTGCGTCGATAAAATCCGGGCCCAAACAACGGAGACGACATGAATACCGAAGGCGTCAACGCACATCATGTGCTGGTCAACTGGCTAGAGGAAGCCGAAAGCAAGAGTCGCGCGTTTGCCGCGCACTTGGCTGAAGCAAGGCAGGGCGCGCTCACGTACGGTACCCTGCGGACGGTAAACGGAGAGATCCGCGTCACCGTTTTCGGCCACGAGTGCATCGCTTCGCCGCGGACCGTCATAGCAGATGAGGTCTACGTCGAGTACGAGTTCGTCGTGCATTACCGAGGCACGGACTATCCAATCGCCTGCCTCTACGTTGGGATGCGTGGGCGGCTTCACACTGGTGCCTCTAAGGACTCGGATGTCATGGACACGGGCAACATCTACGCTGACCGTGCGATCATCAACATGGTGGCGGACGGCCTACGGCGATCTGTGGTTTTCCAACCGACATCCGGTCAACCCCGTCCAGCTGCCTGATCAGCCCATCCCCGTGCCGGTCCTCTTGCCGGCAGGCGGCTTAAGCTTGAACGAGCCGACCATCGGCGCCATGCCGAAGCCGCGCGACGCGGCCACCCGGATCTGCGCAGCCAGCCACGTGTAGAGCAGCGCGTAGTGGAAGTGGTCGTCGCCATTGCTCGGCTTGTTCCACACCGACAGCTGCCCGTCCTCGGTCACCTTCTTCGAGCGCTTCGACGCCGTCATCTGCGCCTTGATGTCCGGCGCATCCGCGGTCTTGCGGATCAGGATCTTGCCCGCGCGCAGCTCATCGAGCAGCAGGTCAAGGGCGGCGTGCTTGTTGACCGAGATCTGGCGCAGCGCCGTCTTGCCCTCTTTCTCGTTCTCCTCGCGCGACACCGTGTCGTAGATCGCGATGCCCTTCTTCGTGACGAAGTAGGCGGCGAACAGGTTCCGATCGGTCTGCTGCAGGTTCAGCAGCGTCTCGACGTACGGCTGTGCGTCAAGCACCTTGGACGTGACCCGGTACTGGCGCGAGAGCTCGGCGTAGCGGCGGCGGAAGTCGCCGATCGGGATCTGCTCGGTGTGCACGATCACCAGCTCTTCCTTCGAGGTGATGCCGGCCACGAAGAGTCGGCACACCAGTCCCATGTCGCCGCCGATAACGTGCGTCGAGAACGGCGACGCCTCCATCTCGATCATCGCGTTGTCGACGTCCTGCGGCGTGATGCCGGAGTCGGCGTCCTCCGCCGTGAGGCCCAGGTTGAAATTGACAAAGTCCGCCCAGCGCGCGTAGCTCGTGCTGGCCTGCACCAGGTAGGAAGTCGGGATCACGTTCGGCGCGTCGAACGGCTGCACCTGGTAGCCGGCCGCCAGGTGGTTCTCGAGCGAGTTCTCCACTACCCACTCTCGGTTCTCCGGCTGCAGGCTCGGCGCGCGGCCGCAGTGCGGGCACAGCAGCACCGCCTCTTCCCAGCGGATGCGCGCGAGCGTCGCCTTCGTGATCCTGCGCAGCTCGTCGTCGTAGCCCGGGATCTTCACGTGCTCCAGGTAGCTCGGGCAGAACTGGTGGCCACAGTGGTGGCACTTCACGAAGTTCCAGTGCCGGCGGCTGTCCTGGAACGCGGCGTCGATCGGATCGCCCGGGTAGGTCGGCGTCGACAGGTAGGTGCGGATCTTGTGCTGCGAGTGCGTCAAGCGCGACTGGAACTGGCCCGCGATGTCCTGGTTTGCGAAGCTGTACTCGTCGAAGATGACTGCGTCGGCCGCCACAGAGATCGCCGCGGTGTCCGAGCTCGCGCCGCGGAAGTAGAGGAAGCCGCCGGCCCCCAGCTGCTTCACCTCGGCCGAGTCCGCACCGTCGCTGTTGCGCACGGCCGACCGAAGGAACGGCGATCCGTTGATGATCGGGTTCAGCCGCGTCTTGACGTACATCTGGCTGAACGACGCCGTCGGGAAGACGTAGATCAGGCTGAAGTTCTGCATGATCGACACCAGGCCGAGCGCCAGGCGCAGCGAGGTCTCGGACATGCCCACCTGCGAGCACTTGCGGATGACGATGATCTGCGACTCGTCGCTGAGGATCCGCTCCTGGAACTCGTGGTCCTTGAAGCTGTAGGGCTTGCCGTTGATGAAGGTCTCGGTCTCGACCCACTTTGCAAGGTCCTTGCGCGTCAGCTTCCCGGACGTGGCCATCCGGATGCGCTGGACATGCCGTTTCCAAAGCTCGTCGCTCACCGCGGCGCCCCGCCTTCACCTGCCTCGTACAGCTCGAGGAACTTCGCCTGCGCCACGGTTGGCAGCTGCTGCAGCGACTCGATCAGGTAGCCCTCGATTCGCTTCAGCCGCTCGCTCGTGTAGAGCTCGGCCTGCAGCTTCGCGAGCTGCGCGATGATCGCGGCGACGGCGTTCGCCACCTGCGCGCGCTGGTTGGCGGGAGTGTCCGCGTCCTTGAGCACGTCCGACTGCAGGCGCTGGGTCTGCAGCATCTGCAGCACCAGCTCTCGGTTCAGGTCGACGTCGGCCAGGTCCTTGACGGGCAGCTTTTCGTCGATCTGCGCGCGCAGCTCGAGCAATTCCGCCACCGGCATGCCGGTCAGGTCGACCTGCAGGCTATGGGTGGGCGTCGCGGTTCGGAAAAATCCGCCGGCCGAAGCCGGCGGGAGTGCTGGGAGAGCCATGGAGCCAGGCCGCTTGAGCGGCTCTTGTTGTTGGCTCCGAAACTAGGGGTTCGAGCATAGAAGAGTCAATCCCCCGGATCCAAGTGATCGAAACGGACTACTGCGGAGTGGGGGGCCCGAGTACCATCGCGGTTACATTGGGTTGCGAGGAGACGTACACATGCATGAGAAGTTCCAGCCGATCGTTGACGCCTTGGCAAGTTTGGCCGAAACGGTAAAAGCCTCAACAACAGAAACGCGCTCGGCTCAGGAGATATCGAACGCCTGGAATTTCCCGGCTCTTGATAAGCATGACCTGATGAACAGGGCCAACATGCTTGCCTCGCTCGTGCGGGCGCGAGCCCCCGACGAGGACACGGAGGAGTCAGTGGACGTGGCAGTAGTAGTGTCCAGGATCAAGTTGCTCCAATCCCAGACAGTGCCATATTGCTTCAACGGCCATGGGAACGTTGCCATTCCCGCTTTCATGACGACGCTCGATGGCATGCAGGCATGGATGGAAGCCTCTTGGCCCACTCGTGAGTCATTAGACCCAAGCTCATTCCCTGCAAAACTTGCCCGGCAGGCACGCGCCGCGAAATCGCGCCTAGACTCTGTTTTAGAAGGGCTTGACGATCTTGATCACCGACTGGAGTCTATCGTTGCCGCGCATCAAGCGGCCGAGGCTTTACCGACGGACCTGGAAGAACTTAAGCAGTTGCGACTCACCCTTGTTGCTCTCAATGGCCAATCCACTGCAGACTCTCAGGCAATTGGCGAGAAGCGAGAACTGGTGCAAAAGTCCTTGGAAGCGATTCAAGAAGATGAAAGAACGGCTCAACAGCTCGTCTCAAATTGCGGGGAGGCGTACCGCATTACGACAACGAAGGGTTTAGCAAGCGCCTTCGACCAGCGTGCAAACTCCCTCGCGGTTTCAGTACGAATTTGGGTTGGAGGTCTGGTAGTAGCATTATTGGCTGTCGCGCTCATTGGACACAATCGCGTCACTGCGTTGAGTGCCCTTTTAGAAAGCGAGCCGCGGTGGGGCGCGGTTCTTTTGAATTTTCTACTCTCGGCTATCAGTGTCGGCGCCCCCCTTTGGTTCGCATGGGTTGCAACGAAACAGATTGGCCAGCGCTTTCGCCTTTCCGAGGACTATGGGTTTAAAGCAAGCGTCGCGAAGGCATACGAAGGCTATCGACGGGAGGCGGTGCGTATCGATCCTGAGTTCGAAGCTCAGCTATTCGGAATCGCGCTCAGCCGATTGGACGAGGAACCCCTCCGACTTGTGGAAACGGAGTCTCACGGAAGTCCTTGGCACGAAATGCTTGATGCAGCTCAGCGCGTGCCGGGTTTCAAGGAGAAAGTCACTCAGCTAGCCAAGGATGCTCTCCGCAAGAAAGACGTAGCGTCGAGGGGAGTGACACCGGAGTCAAGTCCAGCCGATTCGACACCCGCTTGAGAGTTTCCCCTCGTTGGCAGTGCATTTAATCGACCCACATGCCAATGACGGTCCCGAGCACCTTGAACTCCTCGCGGATGGGCTCGTGCTGGGGGTTCAGTGGCATCAGCCACTGCCGTCCGTCCTCGTTTTTGTAGACCTTGAATGTCACCTCGTCGGTGCCCTCGAGCTTGGCAATGATCCGATCGCCGTTGTCGGGCGCGCGCTTCTCAGGATCGACGTAGATCAGGCTCCCTTCTGGGTAGCTGCGCTTCGCGCCACTCGGCGCGGTCATGCTGTCACCGCGCACACGAAGGACGTACGAGCTCGCGCTCATCGCTTTCGGGCTGGCGTACCACCCTTCCGCGTCGCCCGGCTGCAGATAGTCGTTCGCCGCGTCCCACTTGCCCGCACGGATCCACGAAATCAGCGGGAGCATGCGGATTTGGCTCGGGCCCGGAGAAACGTTCGTACGGGCACCTTCTGCCGCGTCCTGAACTTCGTCATCCGGGGTGTTTCTCTGGCCCTTGTGACCGCTTGGATAGGCCTTCTTCACGTGGTTCCGAACCGTCCCTTCAGACATCCCGAACGCATTTGCAACGGAGGCGATGTTCTGACCTGCCATCACGGCCTTCACATGGTCCGACTCCCGTAGCTCTTCCATCGTGTACGTGGGGCGCTGCCTGATCTTCCCCGCGGCCAGAGCCTCCGCATAGGCTGGATCAGCAATGATCAGCCGGCGCAGCTCCGTCGGATCAACTTTCGCAGCTTTAGCCTGAGAATTTATGGATAGACCGTCACGAATGACAGCTTGGACATAGGGTGAAAGGTCTTTTGCAGTCATGCGCGCCATCATAGACTACTTTTGACAAATATAGACAAAAGTTCAGAAAAATCTTACCCGTTTAGTGGGCACCTGGAGCCCAAGCGATCGCCGTCTAACAGAAAAAAGCCTACCCGTCAACGCTTTGGACAAAACGCAACGCCATAGACACGGCGCAAAAATACCGTCTAAGTTGTTGTCATGGGTTGTCTAACGTGACATAATCTGTGAATGGGTTAGGCGATCGTGCCTCCCACGGCCCGCAAGGGTCTTGTTCTTCCCGTGGGCCATGCCGGCAAACCGTCGGCATGCGCTCCACCCTTGCTAAAGCCCTTGTCGGGGCCTAAGGGCGGAGCTTTGTCCGGAGCGTTTTGCTCAATGACCGACCCCCTACATATCTTCAAGATAAGTAGCAGCAAAGGAAAAAGAGAATGTCCAAAGCCATTATCGCGGCTCCGGCTCAAAAGGCCATCAATGCCACCCGTGCCGATCTCGAAAGCGCAACCCTCTCGACCATCGCAGCCGCCTGCGGCGCCGCCGGTGCGAACCTCTCGGCCTTGAGCGGCGCCGCAAAGGCGCTGTCGGGCAGCGTGACCAAAGCCGTCCTGCGCGTCATCGCAAAGGAGCGCATCGGCGACGTGGTCGGCCCGCTGCGCGAAGCCATCGGCAACGCTGGCAAGGGCGTATCGAACCTCTCGACCATCCGCACGGCCGTGCTGAAGATGCGCGTTGCCTACGCTGAAGGCAAGGCCGAGGACGGCGCCGGCCCTGCCCTGCCCGTGTGGGAGACCGTCGCCGAAGCGAAGGAATCCGGCGACGCGGCAGTGACAGCGGCCGTCAGCGCGTGCATTGTCTACGCTGGCAAGACGGATGCAGGCGTGCCCGTCGACCCGCGCGTCGACACTGCGACCCGCGATGCGCTCATGGCCCGCATCAACGATGCATGCGCCGAATTCGGGCTTTCCGAAGACAGCGCGGGTAAGGTGCGCGGCGTGTATTTCACGGCGCTGCAAAACATCGTCGCCGATGCCGAGCAAGCCAGCGAGACGGCCGCCGCTGATGCCGAACAGGCGCAGCAGCAGGCAGAAGATGCCGCCATCGTGGCCGATGCGCATGCGCAATTGCTGGCCGAAGTGGAGACGCTGCGCCAGATCGCGGCCGAAGCGAAGCGCATTTTCGGCATCGAAACCGAATCCGAATTGCTGGCGGAGATGGCGATCACGGATGCGGCCTGAATCCGCGACGAAACCACCGACCGGGCCGCTGGCCTTGTCGGGGTTGCCGTGTGCGCTCATAGAGCGCAGACGACAGCCTTTCCCTTGGACGCGCATGGAGACCTGCGATGAAGCAACCCCGCTTATTGACCGCCAACGGCAAAGCCAAAACGGCCAGCCCAAACGGTGGCCCTCGCAGTGGTTTCGAGGTGGTCGACAAACGGGGCTTTGTGCGCCTTGTTGGCAGCATGGCGACTGCACCTCAGAACGACGCCGGCATCTCGGACATATCTCCGAGATTTGAGGAGCGCGTCGACGGGGTCTGGCAGTCGGTCTCGTGGACGACGCTGAGCCAGATCCGCCGGCTGAAGACCGAGCGAGACCGCCGCGCCTTCTTCGCTGTGCGTGTGGGCCTGGTGCGTGAGCTGCCGGGGGACGCGCACGGGATCGTTGACGGGGAGGCATGGTGCTGTCCGCGCGACTACGACCGCGCCCTGGACCGGGACCAGTTCCTGGCCAAGGCGCTCAAGGTGGGCTTGCTCTCTATTGGCGGGCGCACCTACAGGCTCCGGGAGATCCGGCCCGACACGATTCAGCTGAACCGCGCCGCGGGCAGCGTCAACTACACCCGCGAGGCGCTGCTCGAGAGCATCTCGAGCGGCTCAATCTGAACTGAGGAAACCGACATGGACGAGATCATCGACGCGCGCCCCGTCAACGTCATCAGGCTCGAGTTGGCCATTGCCAACGAGCGCCTGGCGATGTTCGGCCACGGTGCCGATGTCGATGGTCGCGACTACTGGCTCGCCAGCAACCGGGTCAACTGCCTGACCGATGAGCTGCTCGTTGCCGAGAGCGCTGCGCAGCGCATGGTCGAGGGCGTCGTGGCGAAGTGGATGCATCGCTATGGGCCCCGACAACGTCAGCGCGAATCGACATTGGTTCAGGACTGGATCGAGGTTCTGGACTGAGCCGTTGACGGGGATGCTCACCGCGCAGCGGTGAGAGCGGCGCGCAGCGCCGCGGGCCTTGTCGTTGACTGGGGCGCGGGTGTTGCGGCGGGCGGCGACGTTGACGGGACCGAGCCCGCGCAGCGGGCGAGGGCCCTGGGCGATGCCCATTCCAAATCACTTTTGTTAGTGCCCACCAACTGGACGCGGGGAGAAGCCTTGCCCACAAAAGCTGACCTGCAGCGCCGGGTGGCCTCGCTCGAGGCCAAGGTGCGCGCCGACGCGCGGCTCATCGAGTCGCTGCGCAACGAGAACTACGACCTGCGCTGGCAGCTGGGACTGACCGGCGAGCCGCAGGACGACCAGAACAGGCCATTCGAGCCCAACGGCTTGATGGGCGTGCCCGGCTACGTGCAGGACCTGCTGGTCCGGCTGCGCGCCGAGCAGAAATCGAAAGGAAGACGCCATGCGTGAAATGCGAGACCGTGCAGCCATCCTCTACGTGACCGTCGGCCCGTCGCCGCTCGGGATCCCGCTCGACGGCGGCGCACCGAGCTACGTGCCCACCACGCCCAAGGCGCTGGCCAGTCGGCGGCCGGTCGGCAAGCCGATCCGCCAGATGGCGTCGATCGACCGCTACCGCGAGGCCTTCAAGCCGATTCCCGCCAGACCAGCCCCGACAACGTCGATGGGCCGGTTCCTGCGCCGGATCGAGGACAGGCTGGCCGCCTGGCTCTGAGTTCTACCCGGGTACAAAGCCCCGACAAGGTCGAAAATCCCGGCTCAAGCGGCACTCCGAACTCTGATTACTTCGGTCTTTTTTGATCCCTGATTCCCTTTGTTATCAACGACTTAAGTACCGAAGAAAGAGTGATTCATTGATTTTATAAGTGCCTGCTCCTCGGGGTACTTCACAAGAAAAACTCATCTTCCCTTCACAAGTTGGTCTCGAAATAGGGGGCCCTCGCGAACTCGAACCGCCACGGGGCCTTCTGGGCTCTTGGGCCCCCACCCTCACTGCACCTAAGTGGCTGCTCCGATTGAAGATTTCCTCTGCGACGCTTCATTTTGTTGAGTGCCACTTCAAGTGCCAATTCGGAGATGACCTTGGCTTCGTCTGACCGCATGGACTGGATCGCGCTCTACGCTTACCCCGAAAGGCTTGCCAAGCTCCTGCCTGGCGAATCGGGGGTGTTCATCTGCCCGCCGGCCTGGCGTGGGTCCCTCGGTCGCGTCTGCTCGAAGTGGGTGCGAGAGAACACGAGCTGGTCGGAGGACTTCCCTGACGGCACGCCGCCGACGTACGTCTTCTGGACCTGTGCCGCTCCGCACGGCCTGCGCGTGAACCGCGGCCACCTGCCCGGCCCGCACCGGCCGCAGCACGTGCGCTACACGTACCGCCCCCTGCCGCAGGCATAGGGCGAAACCAAACTGCTGTCACGCAGCGCGCCGGGCGCCCCCGACAACGTCAACCGAACGGACCTGACCGTGAGCACCGGAACCCACCGGGGCCCGGCCTGTGTCGCTGCGACCGACGTTGTCGGGGATCCCGCCTGGCGCCCCGGCTGCGCTTGACCCCGATCACCCCGCCCTTGCTGGCGGCTCGAGCGCTCTGAGCGCCGACGTCGAACCCGGCGCAGAGCGATCTGCACAACAGGAGGAGCCGCCGTGCACACCTTACCGGCATGAAGCGGGCGAGCCGCTACGCCATCCCCTGAGAGCCTTCGCAAAGCGTGAGCGTCGAAGGCTGTTCAGACCCTGCGCTTACCGACCGGAAAAATCCCAACGATCCTTGGGCATCTGCGGGTCCGCTGGCCCCTCACGAAGCCAAGGCACTCCGCGAATTATTCGAAGGTCAAGGCGAAGCGCGGCACCAAAAGCAAAGCCCAGTACGCCGTTTGCACCCCCAGCGCAGCTCCACAGCACAACTTCGATCTCGCTCATCTCGCACATCCAGCAAGGGAGCAAGAAGAACGAAAGAACGAAGCACCAAAAGATGACGTGGGCAACTCGATTGATTGCCGTGTAGAGCCTTCGCTCCCGGCGCGTCAGCGGATGGGGCGAAACGTCATTTCGTGGGATCAGCATTTAGCTCAATCGAGTATTTCAGATCCGAGACACAGACACCACTGAAGCGAAAGCCGCAACAGCGGCACGAATGGTAAGCACTATCCATCGCCGAGTCGCGGCCCCTCGTTGACGACCGATCGGATCCACTCGATAGCAGAGGAGATGCTGGCCGCGCGTAGCGACGGGTCGCCTCCCCCGTGGTCGAACTGCCTGCCCTCGATTTCGACCAAGCGGTCGGGATCCGATTTCATACGCGACAGGGTCCACTCCCACAGATCGCGCCGTGTTGCATAGCTCCACCAGTTCGAGAAGTGGCAGATAAGCAGCGGCTGCGTGGGCGAGTTGCTCAGTTCGCCGCGGCAGTAAGGCCAGTACTTGAGGAGGTTCGACAGGGGCAGCTCTTTGCTCTCGAACTCCACAACAACCTTCCACCCGAGATACGGCGCAGTCGCATCCCCAAGCTCGAACCTCTCCGAAGTCCGGGCGCCAACCGCTCGGCGGCAGGCGTAGGGGGTCACGAACGCGGCGCAGTTCTGCGTGACTTGACCGCCGGACCAGAGGAGGCTCTCCCCGGCGGCCTGGTTGAGCGACTGCCTGAACTCCTCGAGAAACCCCGACTGCGTCAATCCCATGCCTTCTCTCCGACAGCTGTAATTCGCGGCCATGCCGCCATCGAAGTCTAGCGCGGCCCCCCGCGCCCAACTCGCCGCCTCGCCGGCAGCACCACCCCCCTAGACCATGAACGAAGCCCGCCTCCTACTCCTCGCCGACGCGCTCGAGCATCGCATTCCCGCCGACAAGTTCGACCTGGCCGAGTGGCGCGGTCGCGAAGACTACGACCCCGATCGTGATGACCGCCCGGGGACCTACGTCACAGACGCCGCGCTGCTGCACGGCTGCGGGACTACCGGATGCGCCGTGGGCTGGGCATGCGCGCTGCCCGAGTTCAACGCCGAGGGCTTGACCTGGGACGGAACCATGCCCGCCTACCACCAGCCCGGGCCCCTGGGCCTCAGCTTCATCCACTTCGAGGCTGTGAACCGGTTCTTCGGCATCTGCGAGGAGGACTCCAGCTACCTGTTCCTGAGCTCCTCCTACGACGACCCGGCGGGCCCGCTTGACGTGGCGGCTCGCATTCGTGAATTCGTAGCCAATCGTCGGGCCTGATCCACTGCTGGGTGCCCGGCCGTTCGAAACTCGCTACATTCCAGCGCTTCTGGAGGAATTGTCTATGCCGCTCTCGGCGTGTTCGGGGCAAGCTATCCGTGGGTCACAACCATTTTCCTGGACGGGGTAGCCGGCGTTGCGCCGCGGAGATCGACAGGCTTCGGAAAAAACTCGAGACGCACGGAATCGCGGAGTGGTAGCCTGAGCTGGCACAGCTTCAATTTCTGGCGTGTAGCCCCAACTTGATCCGAACCTTTTCCCACCGGTTCGCCTCACCCCATCGCTGCTCTTCCAGTTGAGCGCTCTCACGCACTGCCCCTCGACCCAAGTAGAACGCAGAAAGGCTCACCGAACATCTGGCCGCCGCAGTCCGGACGTCCTCCAGATTTGCGAGGACCCCACCCCTCAGGTTCTTCATCCTCGGCTCAAACGCGTTTTGAATCCAGTCGAGACTCTGTGTCGCGCTACGAAGGCGGTACAGCAGTACCGGCAAGAGTGCTAGATCGCTCGCAGTTTGTGGGTGAATCACTGCGATTCGCATGATGTGCTCCGCAGTCGGATCGCTTAGCCGCGCGATGCTGTTGGCGGCCTCGATGAAAGGCCGCCAGTTCCCCACCGGACCCGAGGCGTCGCGGTAGGCCTCCTCTGCCTCCTGTATCGCGGAGGACAGTTTGTGCAACTCTGCGTGCATCAGGACTGCTGACGCCTCAGCAAGGTTGGCGGCTTCGACTCGCCGCGCCCTCTCGCCGGACCTTGCGATCCAAATCGCCGCCAAGATCGCGGCGACCGAAAAAATGGCCTGGAACCACCCAGACCATTCCGACTTTGTCATGCAGAGTGGCCACCACTCCAAGCCCAGCAGGCAGTACTCCGACGTTGGCAATCGACTTCTCCTCGTTGGCGGGATCGTAGCTCGACAGCTGCTCCCGGCCTTCGTGTCTACCGCCAGCACTTTCAACGTGATTTACAAAGCACCCCAATGCCGCAACAAACTCGCCTGACTCTCTGACCAGCCGCCCGCGCACGGCGCACGGCCAGCCCACTCCGAGTACGAGATCCGCTTGGCCTTACGTCTGATTAGACCGCTTGCTCGGCTTAGAAGCAGCACCTGTTGCTTTGCCTTCCAGTCGCGGAACGTCCTCTAAGCCTTTAGGAATTGGGAAAGCTACGCGTCCAGCGGTATTGACCAGCGCTTCTCGGCAAGCTTTCGCGTAGCTTAGATCTTTCGACTCGAGAACATACTGCATGGCAAAGAACAAATCAGGGGTAAACACCAGTGCCGTTTGAGACATCTCTGCGGCCGTACAACATTTATCCGTAAACGGGTCGCCCCGCTCTGGCAGCGGAGCTAGTCGAAAGGCATTACCAAAGAGGACCGGCTTTGCAAGCTTCTGCACCTCTTCGCGTTGGAAGTCCTCTTGGATGTTCATCGCCAGTTGCCGAAGCTTCTCGATGTTCACGGCTTTGTTGTCCTTACCTTCTGCTTCTCCGATAAGGCGTCCTTCGGCGGATTCGAATACGACATCAAACTCGGAGTCCGTTAGCTTGAAGTTTGAGGCACTGAATCCTAAGCATTTGAGAGCACCGATGATCGCAGCCTCCAAAGGCCTGCCTTTCTCGAAGAGAAGCGCACGACTTACCCCTGCCTCAATTAACGAGCATTCAATGTTCTCCTTTCTTCTTTGAGCCTCCTCCACTGCTTTCTCAGCTTCCAACAAAGCAGCCTTCAAGTTTTTCTCACCGGTGAGTTCAAAGGAAGGATGCTCAGCCCAAGCGGGCGGAGGGGTCGCACCCATTTCGGAACGAAGGGACTTGTCGAGCGAAACCATTGCTGCGATTAATCGCGCTGCAAAATGATAAGCATTCTCGGTGTATTCAAAATCTTTGGCCTCGTCGAAGAACTCGTCTGGGTTGAATTCGATGTTTGGCAGCAGCAAAAGGGAGCCCTGCGAAGTCTTGCTGCGTAATAACGCTCCTACCGCTCTGTCGCCATTCTTCGTAGTTATTAGAGGGGGCACTTCTAAGTCCGGGAGCAGAACCTCGAAGGTCGAGGCTCCGGAAAACTCGTCCCAGTACGAAGATAAAATTTCAGCACCCTTAGATGCCAATTTCATCGAGTTTCCACGGGCTACCAACGGCGCCGTCATGCCTGGGATCATTTGATAATTGGAACAGGCCGAGACCATGCGCGTCGTCCGTGTGTTCTTACCAGTTCCAGAATACTGTTTCGCGCCAGTGTCCGCGTAGAAACCAATTGATTCTGAAAGAAAAACTACCACCATTTTTCCTGCATCGACTGCTTGTTTGATTTCGCGACGCCAATGCTCTGTGGCCTCACGCAGCCGAAAAGATCCTGTAGTAGTTAGACTCGGCTTCCCTTGGTAATAATCGTCGTGGTAGCGCGAAAGCGCGTCAGCCACGTCCGGCTGGAACAGAACAATATCCCAGTCAAGAAGTGACACCTTTGACTCAATGTCTTCGTAAGCGACATCATCGGACGCCAAGGAAAAGCCAACCGAAATTATCTTCTTTGCCAAGGCAGACTCCATCATGCTCAATAGCTAACGTGCGACCACTTACTCGCACCAGCTAATTTAGCGTCAAATATTTTCAGATCTGTATTGCGGATCGTAGCTGAACGCCAACCCACCTTTCCTCTCTGTCGATGGCATGTGCAAGATCCCCGATGGAACCCTGGTTGTCTTCAAGGTCCACACCGGCAATTCGCGAGATGGGCGCGGACGCTAGCAGCATTAAAGCTAAATCCTTCGGTGCAGTTCTCCAGCAGGTCGGCGATCCAAGCTTTTTAGAGCGTCAAGGGATTGCTGAATTCGGGCATTCGCTTCTCTCGCCCGTTTTATCGATCGACTCTGAAAAAATTCCGAGATGATAAGTACAGGACTAAGAAGTAGCCCAGCAACGTGAAACGACATGGAGATTAGCTCAATCCTTGAAGGCGCACCAGGCCGAATTGCAAAGATGAGCAAACTGTAGAAGGCGAAAGCTCCTAAGCAAAAGTAGACCAGATAGGCGATGAGGCTTTCAACATACGAACGCTCCTCCGCGGAGAGTTTAGCGTGGGCATAGATCGCGGCTACCGCGATTGCCAAGATCGGAATTGCGTACGACACGGCTTCTCCTCGTAGTTTGACATCCAATTGTCGCTGAGCCGAGTCAGCACGCGCCAGTCGACGAAGTGCCTTCCGCCGCACGTCATCACACCGGGGAGTTTCCAAGAGCATTCAGACCTGTTCCGGCAGCAGTGCTAGCCCGACAACGACAACTCCAAAGCCCGCCTTGAGCGGGCTTTTTCATGCCCGAAAGGACTTCAATGACCCAGTTCAAGATCGCTTCCCTACTGCTGGCGGCGTGCCTCGCCGCGTGCGGCGGCGGAGGCGGCGGCGGTGGCTCGGCCAGCATGCCGATCCTGCCTGTCACTGCCGTGCCGCCCGCATCGCAGGCGCCCAGCGCCCCCGCCGCGCCGGGCCCCGGCAACGCCAAGGATTGCTCCGTGGCCCTGTACGGCGACTCGATCCTGCACGGAGCCTACAACGACGCCGCGGGCGAGCGCCGCCTGGCCGAGCCGCCAGCGGCCGCGCTGAAGCGCCTGCGGCCCGCCTACACCGTCACGGACCACACGCTCTCCGGCCAGTCCGCCCGCGCGCTGTCGATGACGTTCAACAACGCAACGCGCACCGCGAAGATCGTGGTGATCGAAAGCGGCGTGATCGATGCCTGGCGCAACGACCCGCCGGTCGAGACCGTGAAGGCGATGGCCGAGTACGCCCGGGCTGAGGGCCGCAAGGTCGTGATCACGGGCTTCTCCCGCATGCTGGTGTCGACGCGCATGGGCGTGACCGAGGCCGCCCTCGACCGCCGAGACGAGTTCAACCTGGCCATGAAGGCCATGGCCTCCGCGATGGGCTACGGCTTCGCCGACTTCGGCGCGGCCGCCTTCGACGACGGCTCCGTCGTCGACCAGATCCACCCCGGACAGACGTACTCGCTGCGCCTGGTCGACCAACTCGTGGCAGCGCTCGACCGCGCCGCGCCGGGATGCGCGCAATGAATCAACCCATCAAATCCGGGGACAAATGCCGGGTGATCCGCGGCATGGCCCGCCACCTCAGCCCGAACGTCGGCCTCGAAGTCACCGTCGGGCCCCAGATGGGCGAGCACAGCAAGTTTGGCCGTGTCGTCCGCATCACCGGCGAAAAGCTACAGCAGCTGCACCCCGAAAGCGGCGAGTTCATCGTCACCGGCTGGGCTGACATCCCGATGGCCTGGCTCGAGAAGGCCACGCCGCCAACTCCGCCGGCCCGCATGCAGGCCCGGCATCGCGAGGTGACCCTGTGAAGGTGCTCATCGGAACCGTGGCCGGCAGCTACTACGCGAGCCTCGTCGCGCACCGTCTGATCGACGAGAGCCGCTGGTGCGTGCTCACGCCGCTCCCCGGCGAGACCTACGAGTTCGTGGTGAAGGACGAGCCCGGCGCGCGAGTCGCACTTGCGGGCTGCGACAGCGTCGAGAAAGGAACGAGATGAGTGCCCACATCAAGCAGCTTGCCCAGAAGATCCTGAACCTGCAGGCGAAGGAGCATTCGCCGGCGGATGAAGAGCTCTTTCAAACGCTCGTCGAGCTCGGCGACCAGGCGCAGACCCTCGTGCGTCTGTGCACCCCAACCGAGCCGGGCCCCGACAACGTCGAAGGCAACCTCGCGGTGTTCAGCTACTGGATCGCGGCAGACAGCGGCTACACGGCCGAGGCGACCTACGCCGGCATCACTCCCGCGCAGTACACCAACGTGGTCGGCGCGCTGAACGGCAACCTGAAGCTGGTGACGCCCGAGATCGAGGAACAACTCGCACGGCTTTCCGGGCTGGACAAGTAAAACCGCCCGCAAGTAGGGCCTGCAGCTAACATGACACCGCTTGTTCAAAACCCAAGGATCACCATGCCTGAACGCATCATTGCCGTCGAGTCAATTGCAGCCGCCGCCGCTGGATGGAAGCAGACCAGTTCGGGGCTCCCGGTCGCTTGCTTCGCGCTCGTGCGAACCATCCCCGAGGACACGCCGGCAATTCAGAACACGTACATCGTGCCGATCACTTCCGAAATGGTCGGCACCGACCTTGTCGGCTACGAGATCGGGTACACAGAATTCGAAGTGAATTTCGACGCCTAGTAGGCGACACAGCGCCTTACTAAGCCCGCTGACCGCGGGCTTTTTCATTCCCAGAACCAAGCCCGCCGCGCGCGGGCTTTTTCACGCCTGGACCATGGACAAGATCATCCTCAAAAGCCGGCGCCTCGGCATCGGAGCGCTCGTCACGGCAGCCGCCGGCCTCTCCTGCGCCCACTTCCCGACTGGCATCACCGACAACGGCCGCGGCACCGCGCTGCGCCGCGGCCGCCGCCATCGCCCCATGGTCGTCGACACGTCGGCGCGCCAGGTCAGCGACCCCGAGATCGCAGCCTGGAACGCGGCTGTCGACCGCAAGAGGGCCGAAAAGCGCCGAGCCAAGCTCTCGCGGGAGGCATGACATGGGCTGGTCCTTCAGCTGCGACGTGAACTACACGATCGCCGATCAGCTCGCTGACTTCCGCAAGCCCGGCCGCTACTCAGCAGGCTACACCCTGCTGCGCAGCGTGCGCGTCGGCAACAACCACTGGGCGCTGCTCGAGATGGCCAACGGCCATCACGTCATCGCGCTGGATCTCATGAAAGGGCCGAGCAAGAAGCACGGCGAAGGTGCCGGCTACAAGGGGATCGACGAAATGTGGGGCCCGGTCGAGGTCAACTGCCCGCTTTCGATCCTCGACAACGCCAGGGCACCCGAGAACCAGTTCGCCTACGAGTGGCGGAAGAAGGTCCGCGCCTATCACGAGGCGAAGAAGGCAAAGAAGAAGGCGATCGAGCCCGGCACCGTCGTTGAGTACGGCGGCATCAAGTACCGGCTGGAAAGCCCGCGCGGCCCGCGTAAAGGCTGGAACGTGACACGACTTGACCAGCCGGGCTCTGCCTATCGCATGAGGGCGAACCAGATCGCAACCGCCAGGGTCATCGGGGAGGAAATCTGTGAACAACCTGCAACCGCTTGACACGGTGCCCCCCTTCACCCGCGACCTCCAGGATCGCTTGAACCTGAAGTGGTCGGCATCCTTCGACCCGCCGGCCATCGGGACGGACGTCATCCTGAGCATCAACGCAATCGGACGCGCGAAGGTCGTCGGCTACGCCGAGCTGGACGGCTACCTCGGCCTGATGACGGTCCCCTACAGCCCGCCTGCATGGTGGATCGAGCAGAACGGGCGGCCCGGCGAGGCTGCTCCGGCACTCGCATTCGGCGCCGAGGTGTCCCTCCCATGAAGCGCACCTTCATCATCTCGATCGAAGTCGAGGTCAACGACGAAGACCTGCTGCGCGCCGCCGCGCTGCGGCGAGCCCTCGCAGATGGCGTCGACGAGCTGGACTGGCTGGAAACGCAGGCCGCCGGCGGCCCCGGCGCCGACCTGCAGATGCTGCTCGACCCTGGCTCTATGTGGGACGAGGGCTGCTCGATCAATCAGTCCTACGTGGAGGAGCAACTGTGAAGCGCAGTGATGCCCTGCCCTATGTCGGCTACTGCGTCGACGACTCGCTCAACTCCTTCGAGGGTACCGAGGCAACGATCCCCGACAACGCCAGGCTCGTGGGCTGGCAGTGCGGCTTCGAACCCATGTTCGTCGCCGTCTGGTCGTACCTCGGCAGCCGGCTCGACGACGACGACGCGATCGACATCGCAACGGACCTGCTCGACGAAATGGGCTGGTTCGGCGACGAGATGCCGCGCGAACCCGACTACGTGATCTGAAAGACACAGCATGAACATCCCCATTACCGTGATCGATCCGCAATCCCTGGCGCTCTACGAGCTAAACGGGAATCTCTATAGCGGACAACAACTGCAAGCAGCACTGCGCGTCTGCTTCGACATGGCCGTCAGCTACGCGATGGCGGAGCCGAGGAACGGCGGCAACGAGCACATCGAATGGGAGTGGCTCGACGAGGTCGCGGAGCTCGCCGACGAGGTGATGGCCGACCGGATGGACGAGGTCACGCAGGAGGCCCGCGATAACAACGAGTACGTTGAAGAGACCGAGCGCGAAGGCGAGGAGGACTGAGATGGCACACATGAAACCCGAGATCTTCGAAGGCGAGTACTTCCAGGTCGACACTTCCACCGGCACCGAAATTGTCTCAGCGAGCGACTTCGGCGTGCTGCGAGCTGATGTCGAGGCAGCGCTACTCACCCCCTACCTCGAAGGCGAACCCACCGATCCGTTGGAAGTCGTACAGCGTAAGAGCGGTTGGCTGGGCCGCATGTCCGCGCCCGGCTACATGGACCGTACCGACTGGAACGTGTTCGACACGCAGTGGCAGGCGCGGACGTACCTCATCGCCAACTACCAAGACGACGACTAAATCCTGGTCGATGTCCCGTCGCACTTCCTATGGGCGCTGATCAACGACGACCGCACGGGGCTGAGCGACCAAGACGAGGCCGACCTCGAAGCATTTCTTGCGAACAACCCCGAGGCCCAACGGATCGTCGACACCGCGCCACAGGCCCATTTCGACGGCTACCAAGACGTCACCGAGTGCATCTGCCAGCTCGAGAACGACCCGATGCCTCAAGGACCGAAGAGCAACACCGAGTTCGTCCGCGACCTGATGGAGTACAGCCGCAACGGGCCGCTGATCCAGGCTTTCATCATCCAGGCACTCGATCGCTTTTCGAAGCGGGTGGCCGCCGGCAAGCCCGAGGACTTCGACAGCGCCATGGTGAGCGGGCGGGCCTGGCACGACTGCGGCGCGGAGCTGCAGGAGAAGCTCAACGCCCGCTTGGGCGCCTGACCCCCGACAACGTCAATCACTTCGCGCCCGAGACCGCTCGGGTGCTGGGAGAACTCATGCTGCAAGCCATGAAGCCGAAGCTCACCGAAACGGACCAGCGTGTAGAAGACGCACTGGTCGAGATGGGGATCACCTACGACACCCAGTACCTCGGCGAGCGCGAGGAAGTCAGCGACGACGGTCGTCCTTGGAAGCATGATCTATGGACCATCACCTTCGTGCGTCGCGAGGGCGAGATCTTCGCCAAGAAGGTTGGGGAGCTGCGCCAAGACTACCGCACCGGGATCGGCCAGCGAGCATTTCCGCCTGGCGCAGTCACTCCAAGACCGCCTTACACACCCAATACGCTCGCCTGGCACGACTGGCAAGCCACCAAGCGCGCAGTGCGGCCAACGGCCGCCGCCGTTCTCCACAGCATGTTCATGGACACACTGAGTGTTCAAGCCACTTTCGAGGACTGGTGTGATGAATGCGGGGCCTGCTCTGACTCAATCAAGGCTCTCTGCACCTACCGGAGCTGCCAACAACTACTGATCGAACTGCGCACGTTCTTTGCGCGCGGACAGTCTGAGCGACTGGCGTCACTCGTGGAGGACTATTAATGTTCCACGAACACGAAGCAATCATCTGCACGGTGCTGGAAGGCGGCAACCTCGAGCTGACGTTGTCCTGCCCGGAGGCTCGAGACTGGCTGATCGAGGGGATGCAGTCGAGACCAAGCGACGACCTGCTGTGGGAGGGCATGGAGCACTACTGGTGCAACGGCCAGTTCGAGCCATTCTGCGCAGGCCTCGGCAACCCGTTCGTAGGGCTGACCGATGCCCCGTGTATCGCCGAGGCGATGGACCTAGACGACAACGGCCTGAAGACCATCCACGGCCGCTGCTGGTGGTTCCCCGCCTACATGGTCCGTGACTTCGCACAAGACCTGCTCGAGTGGGGTCGAGCCATCTTTCAACTCGCCCCATGAACTACTTCGATCCGCACGGCGAATCGATCAGCGTCTTCGACGTCTGCCACGCCTACCAGTTGCTGGAGGCCAACTACAGCCATGGCGGATGGCTGCGCGAGCGCCCCTCGAATAAGCGCCGCATGGAATCCATCGGCTGCCAGCTTGGCCGACTCGGCTACTCGGACGTCTACCGCACGGTAGATCTATGGGCGGACGAGGAAGAAGTCTCCGACGAGTTGGAGACCTCCAGCGACAACGAGAGCGTTCGTTACGTCTACTTCAAAAAGGTGCTCGAGTGGGGGCTTCCGCTCGACGATGACGACCGCGCAGTGATCGACCGCACTTTCACGATCGAAGCCATCGAGAGATGGAGGCCCGACTACTTCCGCATGCGGCCCTGGCGAGCCGTTGTGCGACCCGACTACTGCCCTGGGGATCTGGACATGCCTGTCTGGCAGGTCCACCTCCCCGACAACGCCACTGACATCAAGGCCGTCCTCTGCGATGGCAACGGCCCAATCAACTTCCACAGCTACAGCGAAGCAACCCAGAAGGCGAAAAGCCTCACAGAGGAAATGAATGCACGCAACCAAGGAGCCGGCGCGCAAGACGCGCAACGCCCCGGCGCATAAGCCGGCCACCTACAGCTACCACTTCACCCGCGTCAGCGGGAATCAGAAGACCGGCCCGATGCCTGTCACCACGACAAGCAGCAACTCGTGCCCTCCCACCTGCAGCTTCAAGAAGAATGGATGCTACGCCGAGCACGGCCCGCTTGCCATTCACTGGCGGCAGATCGACGCAGGCAAGCGCGGCACCCCGTTCGATGAGCTTCTCGAGGAGGTGCGCACCATTCGCCGCAACGCACTGTGGCGCCACAACCAAGCGGGCGACCTGACCCCGACAACGCCGGGGAAGATCGACGGGCAGCTGCTCACACGGCTTGCGATCGCGAATAGGGGTCGCCGCGGGTTCACTTACACCCACTACAAGCCGACGCCGCACAACCGCGCAGCGATCCGGACGGCGAACCTCATGGGGTTCACGATCAACCTGAGCGCCGAGACGCTCGAACAGGCCGACGAGTACGCGGATATCGGCATCGCGCCGGTGGTCGTCGTGCTCCCAGCCGACGCCACGAAGGCGACAAAGACGCCGAACGGCCGGCTGGTAATCGTCTGCCCCGCCACCACCGGCAACACCGACTGCTTGAACTGCGGCATCTGCCAGCAGGTCGATCGCAAGGCGATCGTCGGGTTCCCTGCACACGGCAGTGGCCAGAAAAAGGCCCAGGCTGTTTTCTTCATGGAGCGAAAGTGAAAACTGCACGCATCACATTCCTGATCGAGCTCGGCGTCGAGCCACGATCGGACCACATCGTGTCCGACAAGGGCGCCGGATTCGGCCTGGCCCTGAAGCCTGTGCAAGGCTGCCAGGTCATCGGGGAGCCGAGGATCGAAGTCGACGACCACCACCGGTGCTCGATGAGCGCGGCGCAGCTGCTGGCTGCGCTCAGGGCCATGCGCCAGTACGGCGGCGGCTTCGCGGGACGACTTGCCGACCTGCTCGAAGTATCCGACGGCGGCAACACCGAGAAGCTGCTCGACGCGTTCCACGACCTGCTGTGGGGCTATGTGCCCATGGGCCTGGAGGTGCGCGGATGAGCAGCATCAGCTGGAACTCGAAGTACATCGATGGCCGCCAAGTCGAAGCCCGCATCGCGGAGTTGGAGAACGACGTCTCCGATTTCGAAAAGATGGCTGCGAACGCCGGATGGTCTTTCCGAACCGAAGGCGATCTCTGGGTGGCAGTAGGTCCCGAGGTCGATGGCTCACCTGGCAACGTCTACACCGACGAATCGCGCGATGTGGTCGTGGTGTGCGCGGCCGAGGATGCCGGCGCGCGATGGGCCGACGTCACAGACGTTGAAGAGCTACACGACCTCCGCCAGCTGCGCGAAGAGGCCCAGAGCTACGGTGGCTGGCCCAACTGCACGCTGATCAACGAGGACAACTGGGTCGAATACGCGCAACAGTACGCCGATGACCTCGGCGGGGTTACCGACGAGTGGCCGCCTCGGCACATCGACTGGGACGCAGCGGCTGAGGCCCTACGCGAGGACTACACCGAGGTGCAGTTCTCCGGCAGTTCTTTCTACGTGAGGACGTGATGGAAGTTCTCGAAGCGCCCACCACCGCAGATGCGTACGGCCTCGACCAGGACTTCCTGGAACGCGTGGACCGCGCCACTCACCACTACAAGGTGCACGACCCGCTACAGCTTGACCGCGTGCACCTCGCGATCGAGGAAGAGCTGCGCATGAACAGATCTGGAGGCTACTGACATGGCGAAACTGATTGGAAGCAAGTCCTTCGAGGCAGAGATGGTCCTCGAGGGTAGTTGGGGCAGCCGGAGGCATGGGAAGCACAGCTCGACCATGGAGCTCTGGCAGCTCGATGACCCGGGCCGCTACTTCATCGAATGGGACATCCCCGACATGGACCGCACCGAAGAGATCGGCATCTGGGTCGATCACGGCACGCGCGAGTTGACTGACTACGACGGCGTCTTCTCGCTCCCCGTCGAGGCAATCGCGCTGCTCGAGAAGCACGGCATCAAGGTGGGAGACGACTTCCGTTGAAGCTGGACCTCCGACCGAACCGCATCCGATCCGCGCACCGACGCGAGCCTCTCTACACCCTCACCGAAGTTGCCGAGCGCCTGAAGACCTCCACAAACCGGATCGTGGCCGTCTGTCGCCACCATCCCGGGCTTCAGTGCGAGAAGGTCATCGGCGCGTCCACCGTCGCGCCGCGGCGTCGGCTCTACCGCATGTCCGCGGTCCGAGCCTGGTGGGCCGCCGCGCCACCACACATGAAAGGGTCCTGACATGCCACGAACCATCCGAGTCAGTGTCCGCGAAGACGTGACCGAGCGACAGACGCTCGACTTCGAGATCCCCGACGAACTCGATGTCAACGACACCGACGCACTGCAGGAGTACTTCGAGGAGGCCTTCATCGAAGGTAGCTATCGCGAAGTGCCGAACACCAAGGACCTCGCCATCGAAGAGCGAGTGTTCTACGACCCCGAGATTCTGACCCAGGGGAAAACCGCATGAAGTTCTTCGCCCGAACCGACACCGAACCCGCCCGCTACTTCGGAACGCAGGCTGAAGCCCACAACGACGGCCGGACCGAGGCCCCCCAGTGGCGATCCGCCGTTCGCATCAAGGAGGTCGACCTCAAGTGCGACAAGGACGCCATCCTGCGTCTGCTGCAAGAAGGGCCCGCCGGCGCCGAGGACCTCCTGGGAGGCCGGGGCCGCACCTGGACCCTCACATCACGCGGAGGCTTGAAGGAACTCGACGCATGATCTGCGAGGTGTGCGGCAGGCCTACCCGTGTGCTCGCCACCCGCGAGGGGGAGCACGGGACCGTGACGCGACGGCGCGAGTGCACGAACGAGCACCCACACCGCTTCACGACGTTCGAGATCCATGAAGCGCCTTTCCGAAACGTCGCGAAGCGCGTCGGTCGATACGCCTTCGGGCGAGAACTCCGGCTTGCCTTGCGCCGCAGGGACGAATCGATCATTTCCGACCCTCGCCAGGCGCGGGAGGTTGCCGCTGCCCACGGCATTCACCCCGCGCATGTCCGGCGCATCCGGCGGATGCAACTCTGACAGGAACCATGCCTCACCAACACGCAAGGGACGCCCTTCTCCGCGCGCTCAGCGCACTTCGCTTACCCCTCACCGCGCTGCAGCTTGCCGGCGTCATTGAGACCGTTCTGGACCAGATCGCCCAGGAGCTGCAGGACGCAGAGATGTTCCGTTGGATCTCCGACAACGCAACGATTAGCTGGGACACCGCCCACGAGAACGCCCAGGTCTGCTTCCCCCTCAAGGCCGACTTCTTCGACACGATCGAGGACGCGGTTCGAAAAGCAATGGGCGACGAGCCCGAGGATTCATGATGAACTTCAACGACACCACTTCGCACGAGCGCCAGGTGAACTGCACCGTGCCCCAGAAGGAGATGTTCCGGTTGGTGGCTGAACACGTCGCGAAGGAGGCGAACTTCGACTTCAACGCGCCGATCGGCGTTCGTGCTCGCGTTTACATCAGCGAGAGCAACCGCGGCAGCATCACGGGCTCCGTCGAGCGCAACGTGCGCGTGGAGCTCACGCAGGACCTGCTGCCGACGGCCGGCCCTTCCCGGTACGAGTTCACCTGATGGGCAGCGTCGACCGTCGCCTCCGACGCGAGTTCGACTCGCACGTCGACACCATCATGGATCGCTCATCCAAGGCTGCCGCCTATGCAGCCGACCCGCAGTGGAAGGTCCGCGCCTACCACCAATGGCTTGGGGAGCGCGACGACGTGTTCGTCTCGCCCGAACCTGAGCCCGTGCTCTCTGGCTTCGAACTCGAAGTCGAACTGCGCGGGATCATCTCCTTCTGCGAAGACTTCCTTTGCGGCTTCGAGGACGACCGCGACCAGCACGGCGTCGTGGAGACGCTCGAGCGAATCAGAAAACTTCCGCCGCTCTGAGCGGCGCACCCCGACATCGTCAACGACACCGGCCACCTGCACAGGTCTGGCCAGCCTGACCCTGCTTGACTGAGAGACAAAGATCTCTACTGCGCGGACCTCTTGCGCAATCGGCGACCGCGGCCGAGACAAGAAGAGGTGGATGCCTTGAGCTGACATAGAGCAGCGCAGCGCGATATTGCGCTAGGGAGCACCCCCCTTACATGCGGACAAACATTGAACAACGCCAACGCACTCATCCGTGCTGAATTTCGTCAAGGCACCTGGGAGATCGTAATCCCAGGCTCGAACCCTATCAGCGTCGACCAGCTCCTCATGGACGTCGAAAGCTCGGGTGACGGATTCGCCGTCGGAACGGTACTCGCCGTCCACGGACTTCCCCAAGACATCGTCGCCGACCCTCCGCCGCGCATGCTGCGCGCACTTGGTGTCGGCTTCCCCATCCGGATCTCCAACACGCCCCGAGGCTGCAGCCGCGTTCGCTGCGTCGCCGGCAAGAGCCGCCCTGTGAGGGCCTGACACCATGTACAACTCGAACGACACCCACAAGCTGCTCTCGAAGCTGGCCGCTACAAAGAGCAAGAACGAGAAGCTGCAGATCCTCAAGTCGGCGAGCCAGATCGACCGCAACACGATGCACCAGGCGATGAACCCGCTCATCACCTACGGCATCGCCAAGATCGACCCGCCCGCCGAGTTCGGCACCCTGCCCCTCGGCCCCGAGGAGGCGCTGCTGCTGGAGAGGCTCGCCTCCCGCGAGCTGTCCGGGAACGCCGCCAAGCGAGCGATCTCGATTGCGATGGAGCGACTCACTCCCGAAAGCGCAGAGGTCCTCAAGCGCATCATCACCAAGGACCTGAAGTGCGGCACTGGCACGACGCTGATCAACGAAATCTGGCCAGGCCTGATCCCCAAGTTCGCCGTCCAGCTGAGCGAGGTCTACGAACCCAAGCGTGTCACAGAGTGGCCTGTCGGCTTCCAGCGCAAGCTCGACGGCATGCGCGCCGTCGCCATCATCGACCCCGACAAGGGCGAGGTGAACATGGTGAGCCGCGAAGGTCGACCGCTGCCCGCGCTCGAGCCCATCGCCGAGTTGCTGCGCTCCAAGCTGGACATCTTCCGCCCCTGGCGCGAGAAGCCGATCTTCCTCGACGGCGAAGCCACCAGCGGGACGTTCAACGACACCGTGAGCCAGGTGCGCCGCAAGTCGAAGACTGCCGAAGACGCGGTGTTCAACATCTTCGACGTGTTCGGGCCGGGCGGTTCGACGATCGAGCTCTCGAGGCGACTCGAGCTGGTCGACTCCATCGTGCCCGCCTACGACGATCCGCGCATCGGCCGTGTCCCCATGAAGCTGTGCTACTCCGACGAGGAGGTGCAGGCCGCAGTCAACGTGGAGTGGGATGCGGGCGAAGAAGGCGGCATGGTCAAGCGCCTCGACGCGCCCTACGAGCTCAAGCGCGGCTACAACTGGATGAAGATCAAGGGCTACGACTCGGCCGAGTTCGAGGTGCTCGGCGTGTTCGAAGGCACCGGCCAGTACGTCGGAACTGCCGGCGGGTTCATCGTGCGGCTCGAGAACGGCGGCGAGTGCCGCGTGGCGGGCATCACCGAGAAGCTGCGCAGCCTCATCTGGAACAACCCCGAGGTCATCGGCCGGCTCATCGAAGTCGGCTTCCACGAGCGCACCCCCGACGGTTCGCTCCGCCACCCCCGGTTCGTCAAGTTCCGGGATACCTTCACCGGAGAAAGGGAATAATCCTGCCCACAGCCACTGTCACGCCCCAACCCATCATGCGTTACTCGCCCCGCCCTATCGAAGACTACGGTCGCGTCGCTGGCGGGAAGTTCATAGGGCCCGCAACGTCGCTCCTCCTCAAGGAAGAAGTCGAGCGGTGGAACCTCGCGTTCCTCTCGTTCGACTACGACGCGCGCCCCGTGCCGCAGAACCCGCAGTTCACCTCCCTGGTGGTGAAGACTGTGGCCACGCGGCTGGACACAGGCGAGATCGACTACAGCGCGAGCGGCCCGATGTTGGTCCGCAGCCTGCTCAAGCTGCCCGCACCGCAGTTCGTGAAGGTGATTGAGGTCCACTCGATCCTTGCACAGTTGCCGCTCTACAAGGCGCTCGGCAACGCATGGCTTGCGACCATCAAGGAGCGCAGCTGGCTGTGCTCCACCTCTGACGACGGCACCGACCTCGAGGCAGACCCTCGCGCCGTCGCGGAAGCGCAGAAGCTCTTCGCCGCGCTCATGTCCCGACGATAAGTGACCGGGCCGGTCACCAACCCCTTCGAGCAGCTCACCAAGCTACTCGAAGCGGCCATCCACGGCCAGGATCTTCCTGGCCCGTCTCCACCTGCTCTCAAAGAAAACACCATGACGCCATACGAAGCGGTCAGGGAGCGATTCGTCTTTCCGTTCGAACTACGCCCCTATCAAATCGAGGAGGTCAACCGACTCTCAGAAGGAAACATCGGAGTCTTCCACTACTCCGGCTCTGCCGGCGACCAGGGCGACGGCCTGCACGCGGGCCACTACGACGAGCCTGGCACCGGCAAGACCGCGATCTCCACCCACCAGATGCTCTACCAGTTCGAGTTCCACGGCCTCGCGCACTACATCGTGCTGATGCCGCCGATCTTGATCCCGCAGTGGGCGCGGTGGCTGCGGAGCATCACCCGCAAGGCGACGGGCAAACGCCTGACCGTGACCGAGTGGGTCGGCACGCCGGCGCAGCGCAAGAAGCTCGACACAACGAGCGAGTTCCTCCTCATGTCGTACCAGATGTTCAAGAACGACTGGGAGCGGCTGTGGGGTATCGCTGAAGGCAAGGTGGTCGGGCTCAACGCGGACGAGGGGCATGCGCTCAAGAACATCGAGTCGGCCAACCACAAGGCCTTCTACCAGTTCGTGGGCCATGAGCGACCGCGCATGATCCTGACCGGCACCCCGCTGACAAAGCCCGGCGACGCCTACGGGCTGTGCCGGCTGATCGCGCCAGGTCGGTATCGGAACCGTCGCCACTTCGAGCAGATCCACGCAGGCGAGCGTGACGACTACGACAAGATCCTCACCTGGCAGAACCTCGACGTTCTCGCCGAGAGCATGCGGATCAACTCGAGCCGGATCCTTCGCCGCGAGGTTCAATCGCAGCTGCCGCCGGTCCAGTTCACGCCCATCGTCTACAAGCTCGACTCCGCCCATCAGAAGCTCTACGAGCGGCTGTCGGTGGAGAAGCTGCTGGAGTACGACGATGGGCGCGAGATCAACGCGATCAACGAGTCGGCACTCTACGCGGCGCTGCAGCAGATCGTGGTGAACTGGGCCTACTTCGAGGACGACCCGGGCATGCGGCCGGCCATCCTCGATGTCATCGACGAGATCTTCGAAGAGATCGGCGAAGGCAAGAAGTTGGCCATCGCGGCGCACTTCGTGCGCTCGAACCAAACGCTCCTTGGGGCGCTGCAGAAGTACGGCGTCGTGGCCGTATACGGTGAGGTCTCAGCCAAGCAGAAGCAGGCGGCGATCTCACGATTCATCGACGACCCCTCGTGCCGCTGCATCCTGCTGCAGCCCTCCTCCGCCGGATTCGGCGTGGACGGGCTGCAGCACGTGTGCAGCGACATGCTGATCGTCGAGGCGCCAACAACGGCGCCCCCGTTCTGGCAGGTGGTCGCGCGACTTGACCGCGACGGCCAGAAGGATCCCGTCAACTGCCGGATTGCAATCGCCGACAAGACCGTCCAGGTGCGGATGTTCAAGAACCTGTTGGCCAACGATGCACAGATCAACGCTGTGCAGCGCGGCTACCAGGACCTGAAGGACGCCGTCCTCGGCAATGAAGAGGTGCCGCTCCAGATCGACGCGACCCAGCCGCAGGAGGCGGAGGTGGCCTAGCGGGCGGCTTTTTAGGGTACGCGGGGTGCGGGTTTGCGGAGTCAGAGATTGACCCCTAGAATCTGCAGCCTTCGGCGCGAAGACGCCGAGCAACCCCGCACAAAAATGAGCGCGGTGAGGCCTAGAGCCCTCCGCCGCTCAGCCCGATAAGAAGAAAAACAAAGTGGGCGTCAATGAGTTTTCTCTGGTACCAGAAGACAGGCGGTGAAGACGCCTGGGTGGAAGGCCTTGCCGAACACCGACAAAAGATCATCGCCGAGCTCCACCCCGCATTCGTGACGGTGCTCGACGCACACACCGCCCCCGACGCAACGTGGGGCCGTGAGGAATACTCGAAGATGAAGTACAGCGGCCCGCTGTACTTCGACTGGGATGCGGAAGACGTCAAGGAGACGATCCCCCAATTCCAGCTGTTCCTGGCCAAGTTCCAGGACGAACAGGGCGTGGACCTCAAGCAGTTGCGCCTGTACGCCACCGGCGGCCGCGGCTTCCACTGCGAGGTGCCCGAGGACGTCTTCATGCCGAAGGTGCCCCGCACCGGCGTGCAGAGCCTGCCCTACATCTACAAGGAAATGGCGCTCGAGCTGGTCGTGGACACGCTCGACCTACGCGTCTACACGGGCCGCAAGGGGCGCATGTGGCGCACCCCGAACATCGTTCGCAGCAACGGCAAGTACAAGGTGCCGATCACGCTGGAAGAGGCGTTGAAGATGACGCCGGAGCGCTACGACGAGATCTGCAGCGCGCCGCGCGCGGAACCCGAGCGTGCCGCCCCGACAACGGCGATGGGCCTGACGGCCCTCTACGTCAAGGCACAGCACAAGATCAACGAGGCGGTGAAGCGCCAGGCCAAGGCCGGTGTTGACACTGCGCTCCTGGCCAAGTTCAAGGGCGAGTTCCCCGCAACGATGCAGCGCATCATGGCCGGCGAAGGCATCATGCCCGGCACCGGCTTCCAGAAGCTCTCGATGCAGCTGGCCATCGCCGCCAACGCGCTCGGCAAGTCCGCGGACGAGCTGGTCGCGGCGGCCGAAGGCCTCTGCAAGACGCACTCGAGCGACTCGAGCCGCTACAACAGCCCACGCAAGCGCAAGGAAGAGTTGCGGCGGATGTGGGACTACACGCACGACAACCCGTGCTACTCCTTCTCCGCAGGCGGCCTCCGCTCGCTGCTCGAGCCCGGCGCGCCCTCCGGCGATCTGGACGTCGTCAACCGTTCGCTCGAAGGCCACGTGCCGATGGACGACGAGGAGACGCTCACCGAGGAGCAGCAGGCCGAAATCGAGCTGGCCAACCGCGGCCAGATGGCCAACGTGATGATCCACCGCCAGGGCATCTTCCTGCGCGGGCCTGAGGGCCTCAAGCCGCTCAGCCACATCGCGCTGACCAAGCCAACCAGGCTGCTGTCCGCCGAGGACCGCATGCACATCGGGTTCGAGTGCGACGTGCTCGCCGGCGGCGTGCGCCACTCCACCGCCTACGTCTCCCTCGAGACGTTCAAGTCCCGCGCCAAGATGCACGAGACCTTCTCGAGCTACGGCGGGACCTTCATGGGAAACGACATTCAAGCAGGAGCAATCTTGACCGCACTCGACAGCGCCGCGAAGAAGGCCAATCGCGAGGTCTTCGTGGTGCACCGCGAGGGGCTGGACCTTGTCCAGAACCCGAACGTGACCGACCAGATCCAGCGTGACGTCATCTGGGCATCGCCCGACGGCGTCCTCTCTCACAACCCCGAGGTGAACTATCGCTTCCGCGCACGTCTCTCCAACGAGCCGGTGTACCGCAGCGACGTTCACGCCTGCCCGCCGATCGAGGACACCCCCGATACGCGAGCATGGCTGCATCACCTCTTCCAGATCAACGAGCCGCTGGTCGTCGCCCAGATGGTCGGATGGTTCGTTTCGACGCTGCACAAGCAGTTCTACCAGGAGGCAACCAACCAGTTTCCGCTCCTTCACCCCAACGGCAGCGCCGGCTCCGGCAAGACGCAGACCACCGCACTGCTCGCGCGGCTCTGGCACCACACCACGAAACCCCTGCAGTACGGCTGCGGCGTCGCGATGACACCCTTCATGCTCAAGTCGGCATGCCAGGGCAGCGCTTCGATCCCGCTGATCCTGGACGAGTACAAGCCGGCCGAACTCGGCCCGGTGCGCACCGACCTCCTGCTGCAGACGTTCCGCCTCTCCTACAACCAGGCGCGCGGCGCAACCGGTGGCATCTCCCGCGGCGGCGCCGCGAGCAGCTTCCGGGACGTGACCAACTTCGACTACAGCGCGCCGATCGTCTTCATGGCTGAGTCGCAGGAGACGCAGACCGCCATCGTGCAGCGCTCGCTGCCCGTCAGCTTCACCCAACGTGGAAAGGACACCCACTCCGAGCACTTCTACGCGGCTCAGGCCGGCGTCGACTACCTGCCCCGCCTTGGCGCGGCGTTGCTGCGCGCGGGAATGGTCGAGACAGTCGAGAGCCGCAAGCAGGCGCTGGCGCCACTCGTCAAGGATCTGCGCGCCTCGCTTGACCACTACGTGCACGACCGCCAGGTCTACAACTTGGCCGTCGTCCTCGCAGGCCTGAATTTCCTCGACGACGTGCTGCAGATCATCTTCGGTGCCGAGTTGCGCCCAGACCTGGATCGCCTCAAGGAGGCGGTCTACACCAACAAGCAGGAGATCGCAGCTCAGGCAGTGAACGAAGCAGCAAAGGCGTTGAACGACATGTCGCTCATCAGCCGAACCGAGGCCCCCGACAGCGAGTTCGCCCTCCGCGAAGGCGTGGACTACCTGCACGGCGAAGGCTTCATCGAGATCTTGATGCGCGAGTCGTTCGTCAAGTACTTCGCATGGAACAAGAGAAAGGGGTTCAACGCCCTCTTCTCCAGTGCAGATGCATTCATCGTGGCGATGGCCAAGTTCGACGCCACGATCGACAAACTTTGCCTTAACTCTCCGCTTCGGAAGGGTGGGCAATCAAGGATCTACCGATTCAGCCTTGAACGGCTGGCGGCAGAAGGCGTCGAGATGTTCCGCCAAGGGCGGGACTGATCGACAGACAAGTGTGTAAATCGACTAGGAAAAAAACCATGGCACTCAAGAAGCCCGCATTCGAAAACGAACCCACCAACAACGCCACAGATGCCGCCGCCGACACCGGCGCAGACACGGCCGTGATGGAGCGCTCGACGCCTTCGAATGCGAACCCCGCAGCAGACGCTGCTGAAACGCCGGTGGCCGCCGCCACCGAAGCGCCCGCCGCTGCCTCGACCGCTCCCGCGATCGTGAAGGCGGTCAACACCGCCGTCGGCGCGGTGAACGACGCGGCCGCAAAGGCCAAGGCGTTCCAGAAGGAGTTCGACGCCATGCGCGGCGCAAGCGACTTCAGCTTCGGCAACTACCGCACCTTCAAGGGCAACCAAGGCACGATCTCCGAGTCCGGCGGCGACAAGGCGGATCTGGGCCGCTGGGCCCAGGTGCGCCTGATCTCCTGGGACGAGCATTTCGAGGTCTCGCCCGGCGAGCAATCGGCTTCGACCAAGGACTTCGTCGCCTACTCGAAGGATGGCAAGGTCATCGACTCGGCGATCGGCGAGGACGTCAAGGAGTGGGTCGGCCGCTCGGTCGCAGAGTATGTCGAGTACCTGCGGTCCGAGGAAGACTTCAAGAACGCCAAGTGCCGCCGCTTCATCGACGTGGCGGGCGCCCTGCTGACCTGCGAAAACGGCGACGACTCCCCCCTCGGGACCGTGATCCAGATCACACTGGCCGAGTCGTCGATTCCGTCGTTCTCCCGCTACCAGCAGGAGCTCAACGACAAGGCGCGCTGCGTCGCGATGGGCATTCCCGGCTTCAAGCTGCCGGATGACCCGTTCACCTTCTACTTCATCCGCGAGGCGGCCGAGAAGGGCACCAACAAGTGGACGAAGCTGAAGATCTCGGGCACGCTGCCGGCGAAGATCTGATCTCGCAGTGAACCCTGGGGGCCTTCGGGCCCCCTTCACACGAGCATGAGCTTCCCCGACAACGTCCGCTTCTTCGTAGCGGACACAGAAACCACTGGCGCCGGGCCCGAGGACAAGGTCTGCGAGTTGGGATGGATCGAGATCGACGAGAACATGAACGTTCTCTCCGAGGTCCAGAGCCTGATCGACCCGCAGTACATGATCTCGCCCAGCGCGTCAGGCATTCACGGCCTGACCAACGCCGACGTCGAACAGGCGCCGACGATCGAGGAGTTCTTCAGCGTCGACGACCCCAGCTGCTACGGCCGCAAGGTCACCGACCCGATCGTCCTCATCGGCCACCGCATCTCATTCGACTACCGCTTCCTGTCGCCCTACATCAACGTGACGCAGGAGCTGTGCACGCTGAGGTGGGCGCGCAAGCTGTACCCGCACGCCGACGACCACAAGCTGTCGACGCTGATGTTCGCCCTTGGCCTCCCGCGGCCCGAAGGCGCGCACCGGGTGATGTCCGACATCTACTCCGCTTTCCACCTCGTGAAGCACATTTGCGAGCGGACGGGCACGACCATCCGACAGCTTGCCGAAGCGAGCATTGCGCCCATGGAGGTGGCGATGATGCCGTTCGGAAAGCACAAGGGGCAACCGATCTCCGACGTGCCGAAATCGTATATCCGCTGGGCCATGGACAACATGAAAGACCTGGACGCCGATTTCGTGCATACTTTTCAGCTCGCTCTCAATAAAAAGAAAAATAATGAGCAATCTACTGCAGGCGCAGGAGCCTAGCTATCCCGCATTCGTCCGCAAGCTGTTCAACCGCAGCGGCGACCCCTCCAAAGACTTCGCCCACGCCGTGCTCGGCATCGCGACGGAGAACCACGAGCTTCTCAGCGCAACCGATCGCGTGAACGCGATCGAAGAAATCGGCGACGCCGAGTTCTACGCAGTGGCTCTTCAGCAGGTCATCGAGGACCGCTGGCAGCATCCGCTGGAGATGGCCGCGCTGGAGGACACCATCCAAGAGGACGTCGACCTGATCCTCTCGTCGACAGAGCCGTACGCACTGCTCCAGGACACCACGAACGAGCTTCTCGACCACGCGAAGCGCTGGGTCGGCTACGGGCGCGCACCCGAGCGGCTCGAGGCCTCCTACACGCTGGCGATAGTCGCGCAGCGTGTGGCCCGCGAACTCAGCCTCGTGAAGCATGCCGACGCCACCCAGGCGCACATCCGATCCGTGAACATGGCCAAGCTGCTCAAGCGCTACCCCGGTGGCGACTTCGATCAGTTCCGAGCCTTGCAACGCGACCTGGGTGCCGAGCGTGCGACTCTGGAATCTGCCGTCCTGGGTTGACCCGAAGAAGGCCCTCCAGACGCTGAACCGCGCTGCCGTTGACGGCGGCGTCGCTTTAGCGGTGAAGGAGCGCGCGCGGGAGCTTGGCCGCAAGCCACTCTCTAGCGTGCTACTGCCCGGCTTCCACCTCTTCGAGGGCCCCTGCCCCGTCGCCCCCTACAGCTGGCTGCTGCCGAAGCCCAAGGGCGACGTGCAGGATCTGCTCGGCCTATGGGAGGCGTATGTGGATCAGGACCTCGGCGCGCGCTATAGCCGGCGGTCACCGCTCGAGGCGATCCAGCGCGACCGCTTCGTCTTGGGGTCGGCAGCCTTCAAGCGCGTCTTCGGCGGACCACGGCACCCCCGCGATTGGGCGCAGCCGGCGGCAATGATCATCGCCCTCGCGCAACACCTGGAAGGCCAGGAGAACCTGCAGTTCACCCTCTCGAACGCAGCGTTGATGCACGAGCGCACGCTGCAGCTGCGAATGCACCTGTCCGGCTACATGCTCGAGGTGAGCCACCGAGGCATCTTCTCGAACATGCACCGAAAGGTGGTCTCTCCGCGCTACCAGGCCTCCGACGCCAAGCTGGAAGGTCTGTGCATCCGTCCGCTGCGATCGGCGCACCCGCTTGCCGTTGCGTTGATGGAGAACGAGGACACCCCGCACGCTTGCCTGCAGGCCGCCAACGTGGTGCTTCGGGCCGTCCGGCAGGGTCTGCTCGATGAGCAAGACGTGAGGCTCTCAGCTGGCGCAGCGCCGCGCGCTGCGAGAGAAGAGGCGGTCGTGGCAGCGCTGCAGCTGCTGGACCGCGAAAAGAACCTGCGCCTGGTGTACGACAAGGTCGTGCCCCGCGTGGTTTCTGCAGCGGAGTTCCGAAATCTCTTCGGGAACCCATTCAGAGGTGTCTCAGCGCCGCGGGCCGACACGGTCGACAAGTGGCGGGCTCACCTCTACTCGCTCGTTCCATAACAAGAAGAAGAACAAAAATGGACCAGACAAACGAACAAAAGGTAGCGGCCGCCCGGCAGAAGCAGGCTGCCGTTGCCGAGACCATCCGCGCCGTGCAGGGTGAGCAGTACCTCGAAATCACGTTCGCACTCGCCGGCATCCTGATGCTGGGCCGTGCGCTCGCTATCGTGGGCCACGCCGAGACCTCCAGGATGCTTACACAGCAAGCCCTGGTCAACGCCTTCAAAGCGTTCGGGGTCGAGGAGGACGAACAGCTGACGGCGAGCCTTGGCAAGGACGCCCTGTCCCTGGCTGAAGTGAGCTACGTGCCGGCGACCTGATGCAGACCCGGCGCGGCTCCCTCGTCGAGGTGGTGAGCGGGACTGCGGTCGCCTTCGCCATCTCCCTGATTCTCCAGCACTGCGTGGTCGACCCTCTGTGGAACCTGAACACGTCGTTCTTCGAGAACCTGAGCATCACGGTGCTCTTCACCGTCGTCAGCGTGGCTCGCAGCTACGTCTGGCGGCGCTTCTTCAACTGGCTCCAAAACAAAAACAACAACAGCCATGTCACTTCAAGGAATCACCGGTAAGGCCTACAGCGGCAAAGACACCTTCGGCGAGGCATTCATCCGCGCGGGTTACCGCCGGATCTCGTTCGCAGAGCCGCTCAAGGAAGCAGTCGCCATCATCGCCGGCGAGCCCACGCATCTCTATCACTCAGCCGAGGGCAAGGAGGGCTTCTCGCCCGTCCTGAATTGCACACGGCGCCACGCCCTTCAGGCGGTCGGCAAGGGTGTGCGCGATGTGCTCGACCAGGACATCTGGGTGCGACGCGCGCTGGATGCGTGGGACCGAATGGGCCGACCCAACGCCGTCATCACGGATGTTCGCTACGACAACGAAGCGGATCTTATTCGGCAGTACGGCGGCACGGTCGTGAAGATCGAACGCCCCAACCAGCAGCAGGGCCTCGAAGGCGCTGCCGCGCTGCACGAGTCCGAGCGCGGCATCAGCGAGCACCTCATCGACATCGTCATCGTGAATGACGGGACGATCGGCGAGCTCCACGCCGAGGCGCGCAAGCTCATCGACGCGGTGCCGGCCGACGGAGGTCTCTGATGGCCGCCGAAGCCGACAACCTTGACAGGGCTGCGGACCTCACCCGCGCGCGGACGGACACGCAGATCGCCGCGGTGCGGAGCTTGGCCGCTCCCGAGCAGATCCAGAACTCCGACGGCACCTGGCCCGAGACCGAGTGCGTCGTGTGCGGCGTCGACCTCGGGAAGCGGGCGGAGCTCGGGAAGATCCGCTGCGTTCACTGCCAGGGCCAGATCGAAGCCAGGGGCGCGCGATGGCCAAGGTGAACCCCAACTCCAAGGCATCCAAGTTGCGGCGCGCCAAGGCCCTGCTAGAGGCCCTGCTGCGCGCCCCGAAGACCCAGGCTGGCCTGATCGCCGCCGCGCGGACCAAGGGCGTCACCCGCAACTTCGTCTATGGCTGGCTGACGAACGCGGTTCAGACCGCTGTGGTCGTGAAGCACAAGAGCACCGACCCACCGACTTTCCAGCTCGCCGCTACCGCGGCGACCGAACAACCCTCCGCCGGCGACTACCCCCCATGGCTTGAGCCGCGGGGCCTGCCGGCTTTCACCGGCCGCACCGCCTTCATCGGCGGAGCGCGCCGAACGCGAACCGCAAAGGAGACCACATGCGCTTCAACATCGACCATCTGATCATCGACGGCAACAGCTACCTGAACTCCGCCCTGCTGAAGGGCACCGACCACGACGCCGGCTACAAGGTCAAGACCGAAGACGGCAAGGAGGTGCAGGTCAACGGCGCCGAATACGGCGTCGAGAACTTCTTCGACAAGGTCACCGCGGACATCGAGCACTTCGGCGTTCCCCCGCGCAAGATCATCCTCGTGTGGGACGGCAAGAACGCGAAGATGCGCCGGCGCGCCGTGCTGGCTCGCTACAAGGAGGGCCGCGACAAGATCGAGGAGGTCAACATCGAGCTGAACAAGGCTCGCGAAATCTGCACCCAGATGATGCTCGACCTGGGCGCCACCGTGATGCAGCAGAAGGGGATGGAGGCCGACGACGTCATCGGCTACCTCACCAAGACCCTCCCGGGTTGCAAGGTCGTCGCCACCAACGACGGCGACCTGAGCGTGCTGGTGGACGAAGTGACCGACACTCACGTCTGGCGCCTCGGCGAGCTAGACAAGCAGCCCTACGGCCCCTTTCCGCACCGCTACATCACGCTGTACAAGGCGTTGGTCGGCGATTCGGGCGACAAGATTCCCGGCGCGGCCGGGTTCGGTGATGCGAAGTTCGTCGACCTGGTGCGGATCTTCGGCATGGACGGCCTCGAGCTCATGCAGGACTTGATCCTGACCGGCAAGCTGGCGCGCCTGCGCGAGGACGTGGCCGACTTCCCTGCCCTGCAGAAGATCATCGACGGCGCCGACCAGGTCGCGATCTCGTGGCGCTGCGCGGAGCTGCACGTCGAGGACGTGAACACGCTCCACAGCCCCCTGGAGATCCAGGCCGGCATGGTGAAGACTTGGGCGTCGCTGCCCGACGAACGCCGAGCCACCAGCCTGCGCCGCTTCTACGGCACCAACACGCTGATGCACGCCGCGAACTACGACGAGGTGAAGGCCAAGCTGGCCGCGCGCCTCGCCGAGTCGCCGTTCGTCGCGCTCGACATCGAGACCTCGTCGACCGAAGAGTCCGACGAGTGGGTGGCGGCAGTGGCCGACGCAATGGACAAAGACGAGAAGCTGGACGCGCTCGGCCACGAGCTCACCGGCGGATCGCTGACCTTCGGCGACAACACTCAGCACACCATCTACATGACGGTGGACCACCTGGAGACGCCTGACCACAAGAATCTCACCAAGGACCAGTTCCGCGAGGTGGTCGAGCTGATCCCGTCGGACAAGATGCACACGGTCATCCACAACCGTGCGTTCGAGTTCAACGTCCTGTACCGAACTTTCGGCGAGGCCTGGAAGGACAACGGCTGGGGCGGCTTTGTGCCAAACGCGATCGACACCCAACTCGGCAGCTCCTACGTCAACGAGAACCTGCCGCTGGGCCTGAAGGATCGCAGCGCGACCCACCTGGGCTACAAGCAGACCACGTACGAGGAAGTGACCACGATGCGCGGCAAGGTGGGCTCCCTTTTGGGTGGCGTTGTGAAGTCCATCTATCCGGTCGAGCTTGTGCCCGCCGTCATGGCCCCGAACCCGAAGTCGACCGAGAAGAAGCCGCTGAAGGACATCGTCATCACGCCGGCGGTGACTGAGGACTGGGAGCTGCGCGAGTACAAGATGAACCAGCTGACCGCCCAGCACGTGCTGAGCTACGGCTGCGACGACACGATGTGCACGGCCGCGCTGCACACCTACTACCGGCTCGTGATGGACATCGAGGGAACCTGGGACGTGTACCTCGAGGTCGAGCAGCGCCCGCAGTACCTGACCAGCCTTGCCAACCTGCAGGGCGTCAAGATCTCGATGTCCAAGCTCAAGGAGATGGAGCGGAAAGACGACCAGCGCTACGCCGAAGGCTGGGACACGCTCCGCGCGTTTCTGCTTGACCATGGTTGGGAGGGCACGGTGTGCCCCGAGTTCGAGGGCAGCCTGGAGCCGTCCGACGTCAAGCTGGCCGCCGGCATCATCCTGCCGGACGGCGAGTTCACGACGAAGAAGCGCAAGCACAACGCGATGGCGTTTGACCTGCGCGAGCAGTTCCCCGACAGCGACGTGGCAAGCGTGCTGGCCAACTTCGTCGAAGCGGACGATGTGGAGGGAGTGAACAAGCTGGTCCGCCGGCACTTCACCGGCGAGCCTCAGATCAAGTTCAACTCGGCCAAGCAGATGCAGAACCTGTTCTACAACGTGCTGGGCATGACGCCGCGGAAGTTCAACGCGCTGACCGAAAAGCAGCGCGAGATCCCCGAGATGGCCTCCGCGTTCAAGAAGCTGCGCTCGATCAAGGACGGCAAGATGACGATGGCCGACCTCACGAAGGAGGAGCGCGACATCCTGATCTCGAAGGCATCGACGGACGACGACCTGGTCGAGTTCTCGCTGGCGCGCGACACTCTGACGGACGAGAACCGGAAGGCTCTGAAGGCCTACCAATCCGTGCGCTCGGTGATGACTCGCCGAAGCCTGTTCTACAAGACCTACAAGGCGCTCCCGCACTGGCGCACCGGCCGCATTCACAGCGCCATGAACCAGTGCCAGGCGGTGACGCGACGCTACTCGAGCAGCGGGCCCAACCTGCAGCAGCTGCCCAAGCTGGATGAGGGCTCGGAGTTCCGAGGCATCATCCAACCGCACAAGCCGACGGCCGTGATCGTATCGTGCGACTTCTCCGGTCAGGAGCTGCGTTTGATGGCGCACTTGTCGGAAGACGAGAACCTGACGTCCTGCTACGTTGGCGACAACCTGAAGGACGTGCACAGCCTGACGGCAGCCGCCGTGTCGGAGTACCTCTGGGACCGACGCCTGGCGTACGAGGAGTTCGTGGCGCGCCGCGAGGGAGAGGAGAAGACTGTCTCCGACAAGGCGGAGAAGCTGCGCAAGGACTCGAAGATCGTGAACTTCGGCACCAACTACGACATGCAGGCGGAAGCGCTTGCCATGAAGCTGAAGGTCGAAGCGGAGATCGCGCAGCAGTTCATCGACGCGAAGGACGCCGCGATGCCTGGAATCGGCGTCTGGAAGGACGATGTGCGCCAAAAGGTAGAGGAGACTGGATTCGCATCCACCCTGCTCGGCGCGCGCCGCCACCTCCAGGAGGTCCTTCGCAGCGACAACCACTGGGACCGCGCGAAGGCTGGTCGCCAGGGCCCGAACTTCGAGATCCAGGGCTCCGGCGCCGAGCAGTCGAAGCTCTCCATGGGCTCTATGTGGGACCAGGGCCTGTTCACGGGCAGGTACGACGCACAGTTCATCGCGCCGATCCACGACGAGTGCGTGGCCAGCGTCGATGCGGCTGACCCGGACCACGCAGTTGAGTTCATCCGCGAGTTCCATGCCTGCATGGCGCAGCCCTACGGCGGCATGACCATCCCGGTCGTCTCGTCGATCTCGATCGGGCCGGACTTCAAGCACCAGATCGAGTGTGGCGACTACTTCGACGAGGCCGCGATCCGCGCAGCCTTGGCGAAGATCTTCAGCAAAGAGGAGGTGGCCGCTTGAACGAAATCCGCGAGATCCACGGCGACGACATCATCCTTTGGCCAGACGGCAACTGGGCCTTCCGCCGAGACATCCAAGAACACGAGTTCCAGGGCATCTACGACTTCGAGGTCATCGAGGTTGATTCCCCGAGGTGGTTGGAGATGCTCGATGGCTGACCGCAATGTGCTGACCGCGCCGGTCAGCGTCTGCTTCGATCCAGAGACTCACCCCGCCCCGCGCGGCGTGACTCTCTGGGTCGTCGGGCCGGGTGGATCCGGCTACAAGGGGCATTGGTACGAGGGCGCCATCGCCTGGGCGTACCTGCCCCAACTTCCTGAGAGCGTGAAGGCACGCCAGGACCAGCGCACAAAACAACAACAAGAAAACGAGCGCAACCGTGACCAACACCATCATTCCGAGCTTCCGGAAGAGCAAGTTCGCTGACCGGGGCAAAGAGGCCGAGAACGCGGCCTCCAAGTACCTTTCGCTGTGGGCGAAAGATCGCTCCAACCGAGAGTTCAACCGCCTTCTCGACTCCAAGGCCGCGGGCCGGATCGTCAAGGCCTCGAAGGCGGACTTCGAGTTCTTCTATAGCCCCACGAACGGGAGCTTCTCCTTCTTCGGTCTGCTCGAAGTGAAGGAGACCGAGCACGAGTACCGCCTCGCGCGATCCAAGGTCTCGCAGATGCCGAGCTTGATCAAGCGCATGAAGTGCGGCGGCACCTGCCACGTCCTCGTGCATCACAGCACCATCAAGAAGTGGCGCTGCATCAACGCCGCCTGGCTGCGGGACAACGGCGACAAGGGCAGCTGGAACATCGGGCAGTTCCCTGCGTTCGACACACCAGGGGAGGCCTTGCGCCAGACCAACCTGCTGCTGTGGTCGCTGTGACCAAGGAGCGCTACTGCCCCTACCACCAGGGCTTTGTCGCCGACGAGGGCTTCCGCATCGTCGTCGACGTCCGCTCGAACACCAAGCGCGGCATGTGCCCGGCCTGTCAGGAGAAGCGGCGCCAGCCGCGCGCCGCGCTGCAGGCCCTCGCCGATCGCGATCGATCCGAGCGCGCCGCCAAGTCTCAACGCATCACCGCGGAAGCGCGCGAAAGGAATTCCAATGCGAACCCTGATCATCAATGACCTGCACCTGGGCGTGAACCGCTCGGGCGGCACCACCCTCGCCTCTCTCACTTCGCTCCGCGAGTATGGGCACACGAAGCACCGGGAGCTCCTCGACCTGGCCAAGGACGGTGACACCGTCGTCGTCAACGGGGACCTCTCGGACGTCTACGACATCCCGCTCGGCCAGGCGATCGAGATCTACGCCGTTGTCGGGGAGTTCCTGCGCGCGCAGAAGAGCTCGCGTGTTGTCTGGGCCGTGGGCAACCACGACTTGAGCAAGGACTCGAGCAAGCTGGGTACGGTGGCCTTCCTGGGCGCCCTGCTCGAGGCCCAGTTCCCCGGGCGCTTCCAGCTCCTGGACAAGCCCGGCCTGCTGGGCAGCGACACCTACATCATCCCGCACGTGGCGAACCAGGAGATGTTCGACATGGAGCTGACGCGCATCCCGACGGGCGTCACCTTCGTGCTGCTCCACTGCAACTACGACAACGAGTTCGCCGGCGCGATGGACCACTCGCTGAATCTGTCGCGCAAGCAGGCGAAGGCGCTCAAGGACCGCGGCATCACCATGGTGTTCGGTCACGAGCACCAGCAGCGCGACCTCATCGGCGGGGCCGTGGCCATCGTTGGCAACCAGTTCCCGAGCTCGGTGAGCGACTGCCTGAACAACGAAACGAAGCGCTGCGCAGTGATCGAGGACGGCCGGCTCTCGTTCATCCAGACCTGGTCGCGCGACGACAAGGTCGGCTACTTCAAGGAGGTCGACTGGCGCGACGTCGCCAGCTTCATCCACGAGCCGAGCGGCTTCATTCGCGTGGTCGGCAACGCCAAGGGCGAAGAGGCAGCCGAGATGATCAAGGCGATCTCGACGCTGCGCTCCAAGAGCGAGGCTTTCGTCATCACCAACGCGGTGCAGGTCGAGCAGGCAGAGGGCCTGGGCGAGATCGCCGCCAGTGTCGAGGACGTGCGCAGCGTGAACGTGATCGACCTGCTGCTCGAGCTGGTCACGCCCGAGCAGGCGCGCGTCATCAAGCAGCTCACCGGCCGCGAGGTCGAGCTCGAGATCGCCCAAGAAGAAGAACACGAGGAAGCAACCGCATGACCGCAAAAATCATCGCTCATTCCATCTCGCCCGACGGCAAGGAGATCGTCACCTTTCAGCTCGCCTACTGGCGCGCCATCCACGGCGAGCTGAAGACGCACCGCGCGTTCTCGACCAGTTCGATGTCCTCGCGCGCCGTGCCGGTTGCAAAGATGATCGCGCAGGTGCGCAACGACCCATTCATCCCGAAGCACATCGGGCGCAACACTGGGGGCATGCAGGCTCACACCCCGCTGTCCTCGGAGGAGCGAGAGAAAGCCGTCCGCATCTGGCAAGGGGCCGCACTCGAGGCAGCCGACGCCGCACAGATGCTCGACGAGATCGGCGTGGCCAAGCAGATCGCGAACCGGGTGCTTGAGCCCTTCCAGATCATGCACACCGTGGTCACGGCGACGGAGCTCGACAATTTCTGGGCGCTGCGTCGGCACCCGGACGCCGAGCCGCACTTCCACGACCTTGCCGATGAGATGTTCGCCGCGCTGGCGAAGTCCGGCGCGGTGGAGCGCGGCGGCACCGCATGGGACGAGTCGTCGTGGCATCTGCCTTACGTCTCGGACGCTGAGCGCTCCGCCAACAGCCCTGCCACGCTGTTGCGGCTGAGCGCAGCGCGATGCGCTCGTGTCAGCTACCTCAACCACGACAGCAGCGCACCGAGCGTGGAAAAGGATCTCGCGCTTTTCGACCGGCTGGCCGGCAGCGCGCCGATACACGCGTCGCCGCTGGAGCACCAGGCCCTGCCTCAGTTCCACGCCGACCTCTCCAGCCGCAGTTTCCGCGGCTGGCTCCAGTTCCGCGAGGTCTTCGAAGAGGACATCGCCGTCATGAAGGCCCTCACTCATGCTTAACAAGATCATCCTGACCAACTTCCAGCGCCACCGCCACCTCGAGGTGGTGTTCAACGCGGGCATCAGCGCCCTGCGCGGCTCGAACGAGGCCGGCAAGTCGACTCTGATCCGCGCGATCTGCTACGCGCTTTTCGGCGCGAAAGCGCTCCCGATGTCGCTTTCCGAAGCCGTGACCTGGGGCGAGCCCGAGGCGTCGCTGAAGGTCCTGCTCGAGTTCGTCGTCGACTCGGTCGTCTACACGATCAAGCGCGGCAAGTCCGGCGCCGAGATCACCTACGACGGCGGCATCGTCACCGGCCAAAACGAGTGCACGGCCTTCGTGGCCAAGCTGCTGAAGGCGGACGCCGTCAGCGCCTCGCGCCTGATGCTGGCCAACCAGAACGAGATCCGAGGTGCGCTCGAGAAGGGTGCGGCCGAGACCACCAAGCTGATCGAGCAGCTCGCCGAGTTCGACCAGATCGACAACCTGATCGAGACGATGGAAGGCACGCTCACCCTGGGCAGCCCGAAGGTGGCGGAAGCCGCCATCGCCAACGCCGAGATCCAGCTCGACCAGGCGCGCGCCGAGGCCACCCCCGTCGACGTCGAGGCCTACGGCCGGGAGATCGCCGCCCGGCAGGCTGAGCTTGCCGCGGCCGAGGACGCCCTTGCGCAGCTTGACGCGCAGATCGCCGAGCTGCACACCGAAGCGAACAAGCTCACCGACCAGGCCAAGGAGCGCGCAGCTGCTGACGGCGCCGTCGGGACGGCCGCCGCGCGCCTTCAGCGCGCACGGCTGAAGCTCGAGGAAGCCCGCGGCGTCGCCGAACCGGCCGCCGTAGACCTAGCCGCACTGCGCGCCCGGGTGCTCCAGCTGAGCCAGCTCGAGGTCGTGCGCGGTGCGCGCGCGGCCGCCGAGCCGTTCCTGGGTGAACCACAGCTCGCGAAGGACGACCGCTACGAGGGCGTCTACGAGGCATTGGTGGCTGACATCACCGCAACCCGCAGGGACGTGCAGGCCAAGTCCTCCACGATTTCCGGCCTGGAGCGAACCGCAGCCCTTGCTGAGTCGAAGATCTCCACCGGAAGCTGCGCGACTTGCGGCCAGGACATCAGCCACCTGCCCGAGGTGGCAGCGCGCAACGCCGAGCTGAAGGCGGAAGCAGATGCCGCCCGCCTCAAGCTCGAGACTGCCACGAAAGAGCACACCGAACTGCTCGAGTACCTGCGTGCGCTCGAGGCGGTCCAGAAGGAGTCGGCCCCGCGTCTGCAAGCGGTCGACCGTCTGGGCAAGTATCTGAAGGTGTCGGACGCACTCCTCCCCCCGACGCTCGAGTGGATCGGTGGCGAGATCCCCGACAACGCCGCGGCCGAGATCGCAACCATCGAGCAGCAGATCGTCGCGCACGAGAAGGCCGTGCGGGCGTTCGACATCGCTTCTGGCCAGGCCGATGCAGCCGCCAAGGAGTTCGACGCCTACCAGGCCGAGCTCGAAGCCGCCAAGGCTAAGTGCTCGGCGCTGCCGATCGTCGATCCGGAGCCGGCGCAGAAGGCCTGCGTGGCCGCCCAGGCGCGCCGCGCAGAGGTCAATGGCGAGGTTCGCGCGTGCCAGCGCAACCTCGACAACGAGGTGCGTGGCAAGCAGGCAGCGCTCGAGGCCTACCAGCGCGCCGTGAACGCCGCGGACATGGCCGAGCGCACGCTGTCTGCCCGCCGCAAGGAGCTGACCGAGCTGGCCTTCAACAACGGCCTGCTGAAGGCGGTGCGCGCGGCGCGCCCGGTCATTGCCGACAAGCTGTGGAACCTGGTGCTGGCGGCGGTCGGCAAGTACTTCTCGGAAATGCGCGGTGTGAAGTCGCGCGTCACCAAGGACTCGGACGGCTTCAAGGTGGATGGACACACGGCTACGACGTTGTCGGGGTCGACGCTGGACATCCTGGGCCTGGCCATCCGGGTGGCGCTGACCCGCACCTTCCTGCCCACGGCGCCGTTCCTCGTTCTTGACGAGCCGGCGGCGGCCATGGACGGCGAACGCACCGAGCTGATGCTCGGCTTCCTGGTGACCTGCGGCTTTCCGCAGACCCTGCTGGTGACCCACGAGGACATCAGCGAGTCGGTCGCCGACAACGTGATCACGATCTGAATCGAAAGTGCCGCCAATTGACTTAGCGGCGTCGTTGCTGGGCGAGATTGAGTTTCTTGCCCAATCCAGCAATAGCGATGCGAATGTCGAAAACGAAAGGATTCGAACTAGCGCGCTTTTATGCAATGTACCATTTTGGACTACTTCACGCGCGTGAAACAACTTGATGCAGAACGTGAAAGGAAGCAACATTGCTGCGGCGGCCGCTGTCTAGGTCAAGCCATCCCTTCACCTCAAAGGAACTTCACATGAGCTTCGAAAAAAATGAGCAATTGTCTTCAGTCCCGATGGTAGACGACGATGCGGCCGTCCTCGCGATCTTAGCTGCGCCTGACGGCGATTCAAAAATCGGAGTGGTACAACCAGAGACTGGCGCGACCGTGCAAACCCAGCGTGAGTTTAATAGGCGTACATTAAACGTGATGGACTATATTGACAGAACGATGTGGTCCGCTATTGAGTCGGGAAACTTATCCGGTCAAAACGCCACACTCATTACAAGTGGAATCACGAACGCAATTAACGCAGCGATCGCTCGTCGAAAGCGTTTAAAATTTAACGGAGGATCGTATTTGCACAATTCGTTGAGCATAAACGGCCCTTTAGAGGTGGACGGCGAAGGGCGGATTGCCACGAGGCTGCATATCAATTCAGCCAACACAAATAGCATAGTCATTAACAGCTCTAGTCCTTGCGCAATCCGCTCAATGACTATCAATGGCCAGAACACATCCACAACCGGGGACATAATTCAGGTAAACGGCAGCATACCGACTGAATACAATAGCTATTCGGAATTTGCGAACCTGACGCTCGCTGAAGGCTGGAATGGATTCCACGGGCGCAGCGCCGGTGGATTTATTCTACGAGACAGTTATCTGGTGAACTGCAAGGGAACGCTTGTCATCGTCGAAAACCAGGCAACCCCCGACAACGGAGATAGCACCATCACGGGGTGCATCCTGGCAAACGCTAACGGCGTAGGCAAAATCATTGTACAACTCGGCAGCGGGGGACTCCGAATAGTTAACAACAAGGGTCTCGGTGGCACGCATTTCTATCAATTAAACGCTGGCAGCGGAGTCGCCACATCGATCCTTGTCGCAACTGGAAACTCTCTTGAAGGATTTACACAAGCAGGGTTTAGCATCGGATCGAGTGGAGGCACGCTTGGAAATATTTCTCTTGCCTCAAACGAAATCACCGTAATCGGTGCGAACTGCCGAGGAATCGAACTAAATAGCCAACAGAACATTAACGTCAGTTCGAACGTTTTTAGGCTCGGCGGCGGTAGCGAACGCGGTGTTGTAGTGACCGCCGCCTCCGAGTGGCTGATCGGCGGCAACTCGTTTCAAGCCAATGATGGGAATAGCGGCCCCGCGATCCAAGTAGCAGCAACTTCCGGCAGCGGGCTCATTTTGCAGCAGAAGTTCGCAGGCTTTGCGACCAATGTCCAAAGCGCCGCACCAAGCTCCGTTGTCCGAAATTACTCCACAACGGGCTCTCTGGCGTCGCAGGATGCCAACAACGTCGCTATCACTGGTGGTGCGGCAAGCCTCAACAACCTAAAAGTTATTTCTGCCGTTGCAAAGACTGGCACCGATGCGGGAGCCCTGACCGTTAGTTCTTCTGACACGAGCAATCCGATCCAACTGCTAATGGGCTTTGGTCCGGGTAAAAACTACATCACAAGTATCGAGCAAGGAGTAGCTTTCCGTCCGCTAGTGCTAAATGAGGGCGGTGGATCGATTCAACTTGGCATGGGTAATTGGCAGAATCCAGTTTACCTAGGCACGAGAGCCCTCTGGTTCACTTCGTCCGGCCAGATGCGATCGAAAACGGGCGCACCCACCAGCGAAACGGATGGTGTGGGGTATGTAACTTCGTAACTCACACGCCAAATCATTCGCCCACCGATTCAAGAAGACCCGGTGGGCCCTCTTAGCGGAGGATAGCGCGGAAGGGTTTAAAGTGTGAAAGAAGTAGGACCGTGGCACTGGAGGAAACAATCACCAGAAGTGAAAGTATGAGAACTTCAACCATGCCAAATTGGTGAAACAGCTTCGAAAATAGCCATATGTAAGCGACATGCACGCAATACAGCCCCAAGCTCCATTCGCCTAGCAGTTGCAGCACGGAAGTGCGGCGACCTTTAACTTCGGCGCTGCTTAACGCCATAGCGAAAACACCTACAGCGAAGGGCACTGTGCCAAGGCTGAACTCATTGGCGGCAAACGGCAGAACATTGAAAGCGTTAAGCATTATCGACTCCCCTAGATGCACAGCGAGGCCTAAGATCGCAACGCTGAATGCTAGGAGGGGCGAGATGCGAGGCTTTGAGGTGGCCAGCAAGAATCCAGTGGCAACGAACAGCGTTCCAAGAAATGGGCCGTTATGGGTATTGAACCGAATGTCCGGCAGACCGAGCGCGGATCTATAGGCACCAAATGCCACACCGAAAAAATAAAGAGCCAGCGCAAATAACCAAACCTTCTTCGGAGAGAAAAGCGCAAGCAATGATAAGAATACCGCGAGGCATATCAGCAAAGACGGGAGGAACCATAAATGATAGCCAGGTCCGCCACTCAGAGCCCACTTCGCTAAATACTTGAGACTAAGCAGTTCCTGAGCGGACGGCTGGTCAAGAAGAACATAGAAAAGGGACCACACCCCAAAAATGAGAAGTATGCGTTTCGCGCGCCTTCTGAATGCTATCAGTCCCTCTCGCCCTTTCAAGCCGAGGAAGTATCCGCTCGCCAAGAAAAAGAATGGTACTGCGAATCGGCTGATCTGATCCAGGAAGCCTAGGGCACTCAGTCCGTTTGTTTCCAGTGCGTGCGAGGTGTGAATAAAAACGACGGCCACGAAGGCCATGAATTTGTATTGATCAATTGCACCGCTGCGTGTGAGCAGGGACGATGGTGGGTCTGTCGAGACCTGCGCTATAGAGTCGTACGTGGTCATCTAACGCTCCAAAAATTCGTGCACAATTCGATTAAGGACGGCATACCCGCGACGGTTCAAATGTAAGTAGTCTTTTTGGTAGTACGTGCAGTCCCCGTCACTGGCTGTGCATACGAGTTGAGCGTCGGGTAGGCCGATCAACTCGAAACGATGTCCATGTTGAGACAGGCTCGCGAGAGCCGAGTTGACCTGCGTCCGCTCAGTCAGAAATTCAGAGTTGTTTTTCCCTCTTGGGGGAATCGAGATAACGCCGATGCTGGCTCGCGGCCACTTGCGCTCTATGAGACGCACGATCGCTTCGATTCCAAAGACAGTTTCGCAGGGCGTACGGCCCAGGTTTAGGTCGTTCGTCCCGACAAGCAAGAAGACCTTCGTAGGATCCACACGCTCTAGCGGGGCCTCAGCCATACGCCACAGAACGTTGCTAGTGGTGTCTCCAGGGAAGCCAAAATTCCAGTATTTGTCGAACTTCTTCGGGATCGTCAGCAAATCTACAGGCCAGCCGGCTACCAAAGAATCACCAATGCCGATTACTTGCGCGTTCTCTGGCATCGTTTGAATCAGCTTAGTCGATGCTGACTGACGAACCCCTGGCGGCCCAGGATCTGCTTGGACCTGGCGCGATGACATGGGGCAATTCGGATCGGCGCTAGCCTCGGCGTGAGCCAGCAACATGGAGAGCAGACATACGATCGATCCCGCGGCAGAGTTCAAGGGGGATAGAGGTTGACGCATGCTTCAATATACAAACCCGGTTTCAAGTTGCTCTCACTTCTTACCAACCTTTGCAGAAAGATGCGAGTTGTATCTACCCTGCAGTTCCCAACCGACACGGGTCACGCGAAGAAAAGCCAACAGGGAAAGCCTCCCGCGGGCAGTGATGTACTGACAACCTGAACAAATCTCTAGCAACCGATGGCTGCACAACTCCCGACAAGAACAAGAATAAACGGGCTCTCACAATGGACAACACAGTTCTATTGACACCAGCGAGATTCGTGACCGTACGGCTGGCGGCGACCTTGACGGGTCTCACACCAAAAGCCATCGACCGCAAGCGCGAACGCGGCATCTGGCTGGAAGGCAAGCACTGGCGCAAAGTGGACGGCAACGTCCTCATCGACATGAAGGAATACGAGCGATGGGTCGAGAAGGCAACGGCGTAGAGCCGCGTGGGAAATCTATCCGGGTGAATTTCACCCTGGACGGCGCTTGGGAGCGCGTCACATTGAAGATGCCGCCCACGACGGCCAACATGCGGTACGCAGAAAAGCTGGTGATCCGCGTGCGGCAGGCAATCGCCAACGGCACCTTCACCTGGGCGGACTGGTTCCCTGACGCGCCCCAGGCGAAGAAGGAAGTCGAGCCCGAACGCAACTTCGGCCAGTGGTGCGACCTCTGGTTCGAGACCAAGGGCCAGCTCGCCACCAAGACCCTTGTCCAGTACCGCAACGCGCTGGGGGTCTGGAAGGGCCTGTTCGGCGCCGAGACGCCCATGAGGAAGCTGGACCACGCTGTGGTTGCCGCCAAGATCGGGAAGGAGCCGTGGGCGTCCGCGAAGCTCCTCAACAATTACCTCATCGTGCTGCGCGGCGTCTTCAAATTGGCCGGCCGTACGCTGAAGACCGACAACCCCATGGACGGCATCGAGAACAGCAAGCACCAGGCGCCGAAGCCTGACCCGCTGAGCCCGCCCGAAATGGAACAGATCCTGGCCTACATGAAGCGCAAGCTCGACGTGCGCGCCTGGGCCTACTTCGAGTTCGCCTTCATGACCGGCATGCGGCCCGAGGAGCTGATCGCGCTGCGCTGGGGCGACGTCGACTGGAACAGCGGCAGCATCCGGGTGGAGCGGGCCAAGACCACCGGCGAGGAGAAGCCGCTGAAGACCTACAACGCGCGCGATGTGGATCTCGTGGAGCGCGCGCTTGCGGCGCTCGAAGCGATGAAGCCGTGGACCTCCGTCGGCGCCGAGACCGAGCAGGACAAGGCGCAGGGCCGCTACATCTTCGAGAACCCGATCACAGGCCGCCCCTGGCACGACGAGCGCAGCCAGCGCGACACCTTCTGGCGCCCCACCCTGCGCGCCTGCGGTATCCGCTGGCGCCGGCCGTATCAGACCCGCCACACCTACGCGACGAACGCGCTGCGCGGCGAGGTCAACCCGACGTATGTCTCACGGCAGATGGGGCACGCGAACGCGAAGATGCTGTTCACGGTCTATGCGAAGTGGATCGATGGTGCCGACCGAGGCCGCGAAAGGGCCAAGCTCGAGGCAATGTTGAAGGGAGAAGAAATCTCCCCTAAATCTCCCCGAGAACCTGAAGACTGGTCTTCTTCAGAGGGGAAATCTGGTAGGCGCGATTGGACTCGAACCAACGACCCCCACCATGTCAAGGTGGTGCTCTAACCAGCTGAGCTACGCGCCTAAGGATGTGTCCGAGAAGCCGCTATTGTAGCAGGAGAAAACACTGTTTTTTTTAGCGGCGGCGTGCAGATCGCACGCCGGCCACTGCCGTCACTGCGCCGAGCACCTGCGCAAGGCGGGCCGCGTCGGTGATCTCGACGGTGAACGTCATCCATGCCGTGCCCTTGACCGACTGCGTCTGCACGCCGATCACGTTCATCTTCTCGCGTGCGAACACATCGGAAATGTCGCGCAGCAGGCCTTGCCGGTCCGACGCTTCGACCGCCACGTCGACGGCATACATCGGGGACTCGCCGCCCTTCGTGGCGCCCCACTCCACGTCGATCACACGCCCGTCGTCGCGTGAGGCCATCGTGCGAAAGTTGCTGCAGTCGCTGCGGTGCACGCTCACGCCGTGGCCACGCGTCACGAAGCCGCTGATGGCATCGGGCGGTGCCGGTTTGCAGCACTTGGCAAGCTGCGTCATCAGCGACGAAACGCCCACCACCAGCACGCCGCCCTTGCCCGACTTCTCGCTGGCGCGCGGCTTCTTGAAGTGCACGCCGTCGTCGGGGTTGGGCGCGGGCTCGGGCGGACGCAGCAGCATCTCGATGTTGCGCAACGAGAACTCGTCCTTGCCCACCACCTCGAACAGCTGGTCCGCCGACTTGAATCCAAGCTGCGACGCGAGGTCTTCGAGCCGCGTCGCGGTCTTGCCTTCGCGCTGCAGCAGCTTCTCGACCGCCTCGCGTCCGCGCGCCACCGTCTCGTGCGTGATCTGCGCATTGAACCAGGCGCGCACCTTGGCGCGCGCGCGGTGGCTGGCGAGATAGCCCAGTTCGGCATTGAGCCAATCCCGCGAAGGGCCGCCTTCCTTGGCCGCGATGATCTCGACGGTCTGGCCGTTGGACAGCGGCGTGTTGAGCGGCACCATCGCGCCGTCCACGCGCGCACCGCGGCACCGGTGCCCGAGCGAGGTGTGCACGGTGTAGGCGAAGTCGACCGCCGTGGCGCCCTGCGGCAACTCGACGATGGCCGCATCGGGCGTGAGCACGTAGATCCGGTCGTCGAAAAGCCCCTGCCCCTGCAACCCGCCCGAGAGATCGCGCTCCCAGGCCAGCAGTTGCCGCAGCACGGCGATCTTCGCGTCGTATTCGCCGCTGGCCCACACGCCCGCATAGCCCTTGTGGCCCGCTTCCTTGTAGGCCCAGTGGGCGGCCACGCCGTGCTCGGCATGGTCGTGCATCTCCTCGGTGCGAATCTGGATCTCGATCGGCTTGCCGGGCTTGCCGTCGACGAGTTCGCGCACCACGGTGTGCAGCGACTGGTAGCCGTTCGGCTTGGGCCGCGCGATGTAGTCGTCGAACTCCTCGTCGATCGGCTCGAAATGCGAATGCACCCAGGCGAGCGCGGCGTAGCAGTCCTTGACGTCGGGCACCACCACGCGCAGCGCGAGGATGTCGAACACCTGCCCGAAGTCGAGCGACTTGCCGCGCATCTTCTTGACGATGCTGTAGATGTTCTTCGGCCGGCCCTGCACGGCGGCGCGCACACCTTCGGCCTGCAGCTCGCTTTCGAGCTGCGAACGCAACTGCTCGACGTGCCCTTCGCGCTCGACGCGCTTCTCGTCGAGCAGGCGTGCGATCAGCTTGTAGGTCTCGGGCTCGAGAAAGCGGAACGAGAGGTCTTCGAGCTCCCACTTGACCTGCCAGATGCCGAGGCGGTTGGCGAGCGGCGCAAACACCTGCAGCGACTCGCGCGCCACGCTCTCGGGCGCGGGCCGCTTGCTGGCCGCCGCATGCCGCAGCGTCTGCAGCCGCGAGGCCAGGCGCAGCATCACCACGCGCAGGTCGCGCGAGAACGCCAGCAGCATCTTGCGCACGTTCTCGGTTTGCGCGGCACCGACCCCTTCGCCCAGGTGTTGCCCCTGCGAAGCCGAGCGCGCCTGCTCTTGCACCCGCACCAGCTTGGTGGTCTCGACGGCCAGCGCGGCAAAGTTCTCGCCGAACACCTTGGCAATCACTTCCTGCGGGCGGTTGAGGTGCGGGCAGGCATACACCAGGTAGCTCGCTGCCTGCATGGCCTCGGAGCCACCCATCTTCGCGACGATGGCCGCCACCGCGTCGGCGTGGGCGAGCGTGTTCTCGCCGGTGTCGAGGGTTTCGTCGGCAATCAACGGCTCGGCGAATGCGCGCGCGCGCGCCAGCATGTTCGCCATCACCGGCGTGCGGTCGGCCGTGGCGGCGGACAAGGGATAGTCGACCACAGCCAGCTCGGGCGTGGTGACCGTTTGAAGGCTCGAGGACTCTCGCTTCACCTGGGACTCACTCGAACAGAAAGGAAACGACGGCGGACACCTGCGCGGGATCGACGAAGGTGGGCGCATGGCCCACGCCCTCGAACTCGACCAGCGCCGCGCGCGGCCCGCGCTGCGTCATGGCTTGCGCGGTGGCGCGCGACAGCAGATCGGAGTCGGCGCCGCGCGTCACGAGCGTGCGTGCCTCGATGGCGTCGTAGAGGCTCCACATCACGGCGCCGCCGTGCGCCGCAGCTTCCGGCGTGATGGCACGCAGTGCGATGGCGATGGCCGGGTCGTAGTGAAGCACACAGGGGCCGCCCTCGTCATCGCCGCCGCCACCATCGAGCTTGGCTTTGCCGTCGGCGGTGCGCCGCGACGCCGGCACCACCATGTGCCGCGAGAGCGCCAGCCACTCCTCGGGTGTGTGCGGACCGAAGCTGGTGGAGATCGCCCACATCGCGTCGGCAGCGGCCTGGAGACTGGCATGGCGGCCGCCCTGCCCCACATAGGCCGCAATGCGCTGGAGCGCTGCGGCTTCGATCGTCGGACCGACGTCGTTCACCACGAAGCGGCGTATCGGCCGAGCGATCGGCAGCTCGCGATGGCCTGCGAGCACAAAGCCGATCAGCCCGCCCATGCTGGTGCCGACGTAGTCGAGCGTCTCGACCGGCTGTTCGCGGTGCAGTTGCGCGACCAGCGCGAGCATGTCGGCCGCATAGACCGGCACCTGGTAGAGCGCCGGATCGCGCAGCCACTCGCTGCGGCCACGGCCCACGACGTCGGGGCAGACCACGCGCACATCGCCGCCAGCCCGCGCCACGATGGCGCGCGCCAGCACGTCGAAGTCGCGCCCTTGCCGCGTCAGGCCATGCACGCAAACCACCACGCGCGAACTGCGCGCGTCGCCCCACTGCCAATACGACATGCGATGGCCGCCCTGGGCGTCATCGCACGCCACGTCACGAAGCGTCGGGTCGGTCATGAAAACGAAATCGTTCTGGTGCGGATAATGGTCTCGTCGCAT